ATCGTCTCTGCGAGGAGAGCAACGAGGGCGTCAGCACTGGCAATAGTGAACGCATCCCGCGCATCCCACGCAGCCCGCGCAGCCCACGCAGCCCGCGCAGCCCGCGCATCCCGCGCATCCCACGCATCCCACGCAGCCCGCGCAGCCCACGCAGCCCGCGCAGCCCACTCAGCCCGCGCAGCCCGCGCATCCCGCGCATCCCACGCAGCCCGCGCAGCCCGCGCAGCCCGCGCAGCCCACTCAGCCCACTCAGCCCGCGCATCCCGCGCATCCCACGCATCCCACGCAGCCCACGCAGCCCGCGCAGCCCACGCAAGGGCCTCCACGTCCTCCTCAGTGAGGGGTTCGCCCTGGACGTCGCGGGTGTAGCCGTCGGCCACGCGGCGGCAGATCACTTTCACGTCCTGCGCCTCCGTGACGTTCACCAGCCCCCACTCCGGGTCAACCATCAACCAGATCACGAACCTGGGCCACACCTTCGACAAGTCCGCGCCGGGTGCGATGGCGCCCATGAACCGCTCGGGCCACGGGATCGCCAGTTCGTCGGGCAAGCCCTCGAAGATCCCATCCTCCAGGTAGGCGAGCTGGGCTGGGATGCCGAACTCGGACTCGTAGCGCATGTGGCCGCCCTCTGGGTCCTCTAGGAGGCATCCCACAGCGCAGTAGGTGGGTTTGATGCCTGCGCGGACATAGGCACCCTTTGCGATCTCGTCTGCGGCTCGGTGTGCGGCGATCTTCGCCATCGCCTCGTCCTTGAGTGCTGGGTCGCCGTGGTAGGCAATCAGCCTGTCTGGCATTTCGTCTCCTCCTTCGTGGTTTCCGGTAACACCCAGGAAGGTAGCAAGGATCTCAGACGAGAGCAAGCTGGTCCGACTCAGCCACAGGCACACGCTCGGCGACAGTCACGGCGACAGCCAGCGCGGACCAGACATCTCCCGCGATCCCGTACAGCGGACCGGGAGCGGCCTTGCGTCCTATCGCATGCTCCTTCCCGCCGTAAAGATCGAGTAGCGCTTGGCGGATGTTGGCGTCTTTCGCGCGCATCGAGCCGCAGAGATGCATCTTGACCTCGCGGCGGAACACAAGCTCTCCCTCAAGCTCCCGCCAGCGGCCGTCGCTATGCGTCCAGCGCTCAAGGAACCGCCCAACAGCGACGCACGTGTCAAACACGGACGCCCCGACTGCCATGCCGTATGAGGCGATCATCTCAACCGCGAGCTTCTCCGCAGGCCAGTCATCGAGAGCAAGCAACGCCTCGTCGTTGGGGAGCTTCGCGAACCTAACCGGGGTTTCCTGCTCAGTGTCGTACAGCAGGAGCGCCGATTCAACATTGCCAGGGTCTATCGCTAGGAGTTGCATGCACACACGGTAGAGGTGACGGTGGAGGGAAAACCGCCTCTCATAGAACCTCCCACTTTTTCGCAGGCAAAACGGTTGGCCTACTGGCGCTCCCGTTCCCGGAGGCGTAGCCGTTCGCAGACGATGCAGCACTCCCCGGTTCCCCATGCGCCCCCCGTGCCTGTGTGGTCCTGTTTGACGTAGCCGCAGCGAGCCGTATCCCCAGCGACTGGCAGGCGGCCCTCCCTAGCCGCTGCCAGATACCCATGACGGAGCTTGTCCTGCTGCCCCTCATCCGTGCGCTCGCACTCCCGACTACCGATGGTGGAGGAGTTCATGGTGTTTCCTGCATAGCCAGCGAACCTCCAAGGGCTTCATGTAGTCGTCATGGTGGGCGTGGATTGGCCCCTTGCAGTCACGTCCCTTCTTTTCACACGCACCCTTCGCAAGCTTCCCGTCCCGCAGTGCGTTGCCTACGGCGGTGACCGCTTTGTACTTGACCGGATTCTGCGCACGCTGGCGTGCCTGGCTGCGTGCCCGAGCAGCACGGCCCTGCACGGTCCCTTGATAGGCACGCTGAGCAGCCAGACGCTTCTCCTTGTCCCGGCGATAGCGGGCTCGATCGGCCGCCCTCACCTTCGCGGGGTCGCGTTTGGCTACCCATGCTTTACGTTCCTCCGGTGTCATAGCCGCATACGCCTCGCGGGTTGCGAGCCGCACCCTGCATGTGGGGCACTTTCCGCACCCGCATGAGGGCTTTCGTGGCATTATCCGAGCCTAGCACGTATCCCCTTCCTCAAAAAGGGATATCTTGGTCCGCATCGCCCACGGGTGCGGGCTGGAAGTCGCTTTCGCTGGGACCGGGGCCGTCTTGGTCGTCAGATGGCGTGTCGCTGCCTGCTGGCGGCTCCGGTGTTTTGTGGTCCACAGCCACGCGATAGTTGTGGTAGCTGTACGTCTCACCGTCCACCTTCCCGAGGTAACGAACACCGATTTCGTCGCCGGGGCGTGGCTTGTCTTCCTCTAGCTGATCCCGCCCGACCTTGTGGAAGGCGTGCCAGGCGTGTTTCTCGCCGTCCGGAGTCTCGATGGTCACGATTGGGTATTCGCTGCCGTCGTCCATTTTCCGCATGTTGTAGCGGCGCACGATCCCGATCAGCTCTTCGTTCGGCTCGGGACGCCACGCCTCAGCGGTCTGCGTCTCTTCGTCCAGTCGGTCTTTAAGTGACATTGTGTTTCCTTTCGTTTTTAGATGAGTCCGAACATTTCCGCCAGCTCTGTGCGCACGGCCTTGAACATCTGGCCCTTCGGGTCTTCGCCACGCTCCCAATAGAGCGCCGCGAAGTCGTAGATCGTGCCGCCGCGATTGCAGCCAAAGCAATGCCAGCCCGTTTGGCGTATACCGAAGTCGCTGGTGTGGTCGTCATGGTCCGGCAACGGGCAGGTGATCCGCTGACGGTCCTCAATCTCACGTCCGGCGATCCTCTGCACATACTCCGTAGCAGGCAGCTCGCGTAGCCGGTCGCCGATAGCACGCCAGTCGGTTCGCACCGCACGCGGTTCTCGTAGCGCACGCCGGAACTCCGTCGTCTCGCGCAAAGTACGCCATGCCTCGCGCTGCTGAGGCTCAGGAAGCGCCTCGAAATACGATTTGCGTCCGGGGCCGTCCAGCTCGCGCGTTTCCGCCTGGAGCTGTCCAAAGGTATAGATCACGCAATCCTTTCTTTCCAAGGCTCTAATGCTGTTTGGGGATTTCCCCACTTCTCCTTCTTTCTCTTCAATCTCTTGCCTTGCGCGGGGACGAAGGTTTTTCCCCTATACGTAATGGGCGAAGAGACTCCATCGTTTCCTCCACGCTGTTCCCCACTCGGTTTTCCAAGATTTCGGCCCTTTCCGGGGGCCTCTCGCGGGACGGGTTGCCGCTGCGCAGCGCTTGACTCTCTTCCCCGGCCAGTCCGGGTGTAGGAGGTGCCGATCGACCGACGGACTACCCGCGTCGGTTGCGGTCCTGCTACGCGCCTGCGGGCACGACTGGCGCTACGCCTGGCCAGTCGCTAATATTTCCCTTGCTCTTTTCCACGATCGAGCACAGTAGTTGTTTTCGCGGAGCCCGTCAAGTCCTCGGACTGGCGGGCTCCCGTCGTTTCAGGGGGGCTACGGTGGTTGCTGGTCCTCGGAGTATGCTCGCCTGCAACGCGACGGGATGACACCTGCTCTCAACGCAGCGCCTGATGGACCTAGAGCTCTGGGTGAAGGGAGGGAGCAGCGAGCCCGGTAAACGAAGGGCAGTCTCGGGGCCGCAATCGGGGTGCACTGCCGCCCGTCGCGTCTAGTTTCCGGACGGAAACGGCCCCACCCGAAGGCAGGGCCGAGCCCGGAGAAGCACCACGACCCACCGGCATGCCGGAGACCGAAGCTCCCAGGAAGGGTAGACCTGTCGTCGGCTATGCTCCTGCTGGTTCGCGGGGGTACGGCTGTCTCCTCGGAAACTCCCGGTAACAGCCCTCGCGACACAGCGACTTGCTGGCCCCGCCCCTGCAGAGACGGCGGGGCCAGCGCTGTCTCAGGGGTCGTCACGTGTTTGTGGTAGCGTCCCGTCCGTTACCGGAACCGAACGTGAGGAGACTCCCCATGAGCAGCCCGAGCACCGCCGTAGACCGTCCGCCCGCCGCCCCTGCGGACATTCCCGATGGGAGTCTGACGCTGCAGGATGCGACGATGACCATGCTTTGGCGGGAGGCGAAGGCTCTCTGCGCTGGACGCATGTTCAAGGATGTCGAGCAGGCCGAGCAGGCGTTCGCTCGCATGCTCGTCGGTCATCACCTTGGTTTGAACCCTGCGCAGTCGATGTTGGGTATCGACATCGTGAAGGGTCACGCGCAGCTCCGGGGTACCCTCCTCGGGACGCTTGTCCGCTCCCGTGAGGGCTACGACTGGAAAGTCAAGAGCATGGGCGCTGAGGGTGTGGCGATTGAGTTCTTCCGCAACGGCGAGTCTGAGGGCGTCTCGGAGTGGGGGCCTGAGCAGAGCAAGCTCGCGGAGCTGGATAAGCCCACCTCGAATGGCGCGAAGTCCAACCACATCAAGTATCCCGTCGCTATGTTCTGGAATCGTGCGATGAGCCAGGGCGTGAAGCTGCTGGTGCCCGAGACGATGCGCGGCATCCCCGTCTACACACCGGAGGATTTGGAAGGCGTGGCCGCCTCCGGTGCCCGTGACGGCGAGCCGGGCGGCACTAGCGGGCGTTCTGCTGGCCCGGAGGACCGTGGTGCCCTGCTGGACGCGATAATCGACAACATCCCGTTGGAGCAGCAGGAACGCGCGAAGGACTTGATGGATGAGCAGAACAGTCTCGCGCCGCACTCTTGGTCAGCGGCGAAGGTCGAACTGGTGTTCAAGGGGTTGGCGGGCTACCGGGTGTCTGTGGAGTTGGAGGCTATCGAGAGCGCGATCCTTGAGCTACGGGAACGCTCTGCCCATGCGGAGGGGGCTGTCCCTGACGCGGAGGTTGTAGAGGCTCCTGAGCCGCTGCAGGTGGGTGATCCTGTGGAGGCGACCGAGGAGGAGCTGGATTTGGCTGAGCGTGTCCGTAAGGGGCGCGTGGAGGGCCTTGAGGAGGCGCTCGCGGGGGATGACCTGTCTGAGCAGCAGCGTTCGGATGCGGAGGCTGAGCTTGACGCGTTGACTACGCCTCCACCGGAGGGCGTGGACGGCCAAGCCTCGATGGAGCTTTAGGTCATGGCTCCCGAGACTCCCATCCAGGTTCTTGACATCGGCGTGGAGTGGCACGCTCAGTACGCCAACGACCCGTCGCTGTGTTTCCTGCTGGACCGTCAGCCTGAGTACGGCCGCTACGACAAGCGGCCCTGCGCACAAGAGCAGGTGAGTGGCGAGCAGGCCGCGATCATCGGCAGCCGGATGCGTAACGAGCGTAAGGGCTGGCATCTCTACTGGTCCCAGGACGGTGATTTCGCGTGGTTCTTCACGTGGGGAGGCAAGCCAGACGACGGGTTCGGTGGCTGGCGTCGCACGATTACGCTGCTTGACGGGACGGAGGAGGAGATCGTTGGGGGCTGGCACACGGGACCGCAGGCAGCGACGGACGTGGGGCACCCTGCGTGCGTGGATGTCGCCTACCGCACGGACTACTTCGTGAACCGCCACACGGGGGAGAAGAGGCTCTCGGGTGGCACCACCTGTTTCGTGACGGAGGAGCGTCTACGGATGGAGGTTGCTCGCCTGTTGCGTGATGTGGAGGTCATCGAGGGCCGCTACGGCGGCGTGACGGTGAAGTGGCGTGGCCAGCCGAGCAAGGCTGAGTTTCTCGACGCTCAGGCGAAACGCCGCGAGCCGATCCGTAAGGCGCTTGAGGCGAAGTACGGGGGCTACAACTGGTACAGCAAGATTACGGACGCCGAGCATGAGAGCCTGACGGAGAGGGCTCTCTACGCCGATCTTGGTCCTGCTGCTGTCGCGATGGAGGCATAGGACGATGTTGAGTGGATTCGACCTCAAGATCGTGGGCGTCAACGTCGAGGGCTGCGAGGCTCTGTGTCTGCCGTGCGCGGCGAAGCGATGGGGCGAACCTCGCTGTGCGCGCGTGGTTGCTGGTTTGGAGGATCGGCGCAATCTCGAATGGGGCGCGCCTGAAGTCATCACTAGTTACACGGCGGACGACTGGGCGTTGGACAACGGCTGCGAGTGTCAGTGTGACCCGGGCGAAGGCGCCGGTATCGTACGGACGCCGACAGGGGAACTGTGTGAGCGGTGCCGGGGGCTGTACTGCCACGACTGCGGCGTGCGCCTTGACACACCCGTCGAGGCTACGGCATGACCCCTCTAGGCGGCTGGGAGGGTCGTGCGATAACAGGCACTGCTGGGGTGCCGTTGCATGAGTTGAAACCTCGGCAGGAGGGGAGTGTCCCTGCGTCTGCACAAACGGCTAGCGGGGATCGTAGGGTTGATGAGATGCGTGCGCGTGAGGCGCGTGTAGAAGATGGGTTGTTGCGGTTGTCTGCGGGGTCGCCTAAGCATGCTCAGGTGGCTCGGGGGTTGCAGGCCGCGAAGGTGCGCAGGAGGAAGATTGAACGGGAAGCGGCGAAGGGATGAGCCGCCGAGAGGTAGTCGCGCAGACGGTGGACGAGCATGGCGATGAACAGCACCCTGCGTTCGGCATGATCGGCGCCAGTCGTGTATCGAACTCGGGTCACGGCTCGACGCTGTTCGACAGCGATATCCGACACCAGCACACCGTCATAGTGCGTATCGCGACCGCGACCCGTAAGCGCGATCTGAACCACGACTGGCTACACCGCAAGCGCGAGTTCGTTGAGGTCGAGATGAGCGAGGCGCAGTGGGCGTCGTTCGTATTCAGCATGAACAGTGGCACGGGGGTGCCATGCACGATCCGCCAGCGCGAGGACGAGCGGCTTGTACCCGGCCTCAACTATGAACCACGGCTTGCTGAGTCGATGGACGAGGTGCACGCCGCCGGGGAGAGGGCACTCGCCGGGATTCGTGAGGCGTTCGAGGTTGCTGCGGAGAAGCCGACCAAGGCCAACATGCGGCACCTCGGGGCAGTGATTGGCAACGCGGTGCCGAACATGGAGTTCGCTGCTACTTCCCTAGGCGAGCATGCCGAGAATGTGGTGCAACGCGCTCGCGCGGACATCGAGGCGATGGTCCTCGCGAAGGCGCAGCACTTGGGGTTGAGCCCTGGCGATCTCGGAGAGACGCCGCAGCTCCCAAGCGGCCCCCGTGCGAGTGAGGCGGCGAAGGGATGACGACGTTCTACGTCAAGCGGACGACCCAGGCCAAGCGCGCGGCCTCGCTCCGTGCCGCTGCGGACCGCATGGGTGCGGATGAGAGGCGCGCGCGAGCGTTGCGGGTGTGGGAGACGCGCAGGGCACGGGGCACATGACGCTCGCTCTCGTTCCCGAGGGGCCGCTGACGCTTGACGAGGTGGCGCTGCGCTGGCCTACGTTGCGTCAGAGCATGCTCGCCAAGTTCGATGACTGCGGCCTGTCGAGTCTCATGTCGCTCCGTTACGAGCGCGGCTGGTCTACTCATCCGCAGGCGGCGGGGGTCATCGGCCATCGGGTCGTAGCGGACTGTCTCCGCGAGATGCAAAGAGCTGACTCCGAAACGGTGCCAGTGGATGTGGGCATCGCGATCCTTGAGGAGAAGCTGCGCCAGCAAGGGGTGCCTGCGTCCGAGCGTGTGCGCGTGCCGCTGCGTGACATCCCGCTGCTTGAGATGTCGATCCGGAAGTTTTGCGCGGACAACGCGTTCACTATCCGTAACCTGATCGACGTGGAGCGCCAGCTCGAAGCTCCCATAACCTACCGGGACGCGAATGGAGAGCTGCGCACGCGCATCGTTACAGGCCGTCTGGACGCGCTCCTCAGCCGCCCGCCGGACGAGGCGACTGTATTCGACGCTAAGTTCACCTGGGCTTTGCCGCCGCAGCATGAGCCTGACGATGAGCAGCCGGGTTTGAGTTTTCTCGGTTTCTTCCAGATGGTGCTGTATGCCTACTTGGTGTTGACCAACTTTCCTGCGGTCATGGCTGTCAGCACGCGTGAGTTCTACCCACGGCGGACGAAGGTGCGGGAAGCGCGGATCGTGCGCTCTGATCTCCCGAAGATCACGCAACGCCTGTCGATCCTCGTGGAGAACCTAGATGCAGCGCTCGCTGCAGGCCCTCCGCGCACACTCAAGCTCGCGGACCTGGACGAGGGGTTCTGGAAACCTAGTCCGGGGCGCCAGTGTTTCAACTGCGCCAAGGCTCACCTTTGCCCCATAGACGACGACTACAAGGACGGTGGTATCCGTACGCCCGAGGACGCGGAACGTGCGGCGGGGGCACGGCAGGTCGCTCTCTCAGTCTCGAAGCGTCTCACGGGTTTCTTGAAGGCGTGGGTAGACGAGCACGGACCGGTCCCTGTGAAGCGCGCGAAGGGCAGGCTGGTGCTCGGCTATCGGACGATTAAGGGCGGCAAACTGCTGTTCTCGGAGTACACGCCCGAGGGTGCGGATCGTCCTGCGACGCGGCAGGCTTACGACCCCAATTCGCCGCTCGTAGAGGCCATGAGGGCGAGTGTCGCTGAGGCTCGCCAGCAGAGGGAAGGGGCGACGTGAGCGTGGAGGTCTACTTCGACACGAGCCACGCTAGCTTGACAGCGGATGCGTTGGTGGGCCGACGGGTGCGGCGCTTCAACAGCGAGCTGGGGGGCTTCGATAAAGAGGGTCACGTCGCGGCCCACAGTAAAGCGGATGCGTTTTCCGATCCTCAGCGTCTTTTCTTGATCTGTTGGGAGGACGGCTCTAACCAGAGTTGGCTGCCTGCCACGGCCTTCGCGGTGCCCGCCGTCACAGATGAGATGCTCGCGCGTGGTGCTGATGCGTTGTTCGATTCGTGGCGTCGTCAGCGGGACCCGGAGAAGGTGACGGAGCAACGTCGGACTGCGCTCAAGCATGCACGTGTGGTTCTTGAGGCGGCGATGGAGCGGTGATCGAGGTCATCCCGCTCAAGCTGTCCTGTACTCGTCATCATTCCATCGTGCTGGACGACGGGCGTTGCTTGTGTTGCGGGCGTGAGGTTGATCCGAGGCCTGTGACGGTGGCGTACAGGCTCGCGAAGATGGATCAGGCGGACTTGCGGATGGAAAAACATCGTTGGGTGACGCACCCGTTTGGGCAGTCGTATGAGGGTATGTTCTCGCAGACGCGGGAGCGTGCGGCATGAAACGCTCGCCCCTGGCCCGTGGTACGTCTCGCCTGAGCCCCGTGGGGGCTGCTGGGAGGCGACGGAAGGCCCGTGCCCTACCGGAGGGGCCGTTGAGTCCTGGGGAGTGGAGGCTGGCTGTGTGGGATGCTTGTGGGGGTCGGTGTGTTCAGACGGGCCGGATGACTCTGCGTGCAGGCAGCTCCTGGGAATGGCACGCCCATCACCCTGTGGAGAAGCAGAAGCTACCGCCGGAGCTTCGCTTCGACCCTAGGAACGGCGTGGTGCTGGTCCGTCCCGAGCACGAACGGCACACTGCTCGCTTCGCAGTGGTGCCCTTTGAGGCTCTCCCTGAGTCCTGCATGCTGTTCGCTCGGGAGCTTGGGGATTGGGCTGTCGCTGCCCTTCTACGGGAGCACCCGCCAGCATGAGCGAGCTAATGCGTCTCTACAAGGCCGAGGAGTGCGCCAAGGATGGCTACCCCCCGGAGTGGCATGAGAGGGTCAAGCATGAAGTCCGCGTGCTCTCGGGCGATCGCTGCGTGCGCTGCCTACATCCGTATTCTTCGGGAGAAGGCGAGTGGTCCGCTTGCGATAAGCGATGCACCCACACGGGTCCCGTCCGCTACGGACCCGCTGGGATGGAGTTCGACGCTGGCGACAAACCCGCTGGTTTGCTCTCGGGGTTCGCTCTGGGTATCCCCGTCGAAGCCCGCTGGCGCATCCTCACCGTTCACCATCTCAACGGGAACAAGGCGGACCTGCGCTGGTGGAATTTGACGCCTCTCTGCCAACGGTGTCACCTGCAAGTGCAAGGGAAGGTCCAGATGGCGCGTGTCTGGCCGTGGGGGCACAGCACTTGGTTTGAGCCGTACGTCGCGGCCTATTACGCGCTCGTTTATCTCGGGGAGGAACTGACCCGCGAGGAGACGATGCAGCGGCTAGACGAGCTGCTTGCGTTGGAGCGGGCGGCGTGAGCGTAGATTCCAACGTCAACCACACGAACGAGAAGGAGATCACGCATGACACGTAGAAAAGCCGATCCGCCGGGTGATGCTGAGAAGCCGGAGGGTACGCCTGCCGCGCGGGATGGCAGCCCGGATGAGGACGAGCTGGCTCGTCGTAGGGAGGCGAAAGCCGGGACGAGTGTCGCTGATCGCGTGCAGAACAGCGACCCTGATGACGATGAGCTGTTCCCTGTAGGGGTGGTGGAGGGCGACAGCAAAATCACGTTGAAGAACTTGATCAAACCGGGGCAGCGTGTGACGCTCAAGGCGTCTCTGTCCAGTGCTGAGGTTCCTCTCACTGGTGGTCTGCTGCACCCCGAACAGGAGGTCACGCTGCTGGTGCGTGGTCTACCGGGAGCGCCGGTCCCTGTCGCGAAACATCGTGACGCTCAGGCGGGTGGGGATCATACGATTGAGGAGTTCACGTTGCGTCAGCCGATCCGGGCGATGCACGTCGAGAACGCGGGGGAGATGTACTCGCGCGTGCAAGTGCTTGATTTGCTGCATGAGGCGGGTGTTTCCTCGGCGACAGTCTCGAAGCTGCTCGGGGATGGTCCGGAAGTGGCGGAGGCGTAGAAACAGGGCGAGCCGCCCCCTGGGTGAGGGAGAGCGGCTCGCGGACCGGCAACGAACAGAGGAGAATCGTTATGGAGGGTAGCGCAGCAGGCGGAAGCGAGAGCGCACCTGAGCTGGACCCGGCAGGACTAGAGGCAGCGGCGAAGGCGATCTGCTACGAGATTGATGACAGCGCCTTTGAAGCTCTAGAGAACGGCAAAGCGGAATATCGCCGTGCGGCCCAGCGCGCCATCGCCGCCTACCTGTCAGTACAGGAGCAGCCGCACGAGCGGGAGGCACTGACTGAGCTACTTGCGTGGGTTCAGCAGAACACGTCGAACTACAGCGACGAGGAGCGAGACTTGGTGGTTCGTAACGCCATCGACGCTCTCGCCGTGCGGGACACCGAGCAAGGGGTGGCAGAACCATGAGTGCTCCCGAGGACGAAGCGTGCTGGCCCGAACCTGCCGTAGACCGTCCGTATCTCCAGGTGGGGGATCATAGGCCGCATGACAGGCTTGGGCGTCTGGTGCCGCGTAATCCGTTCGACGGGTTGACGTTGGCGCACGCGATACCGGGCTTTCTCGGACTCTGGTCGAAGTCGGTTCCTCCGGAGCACGTCATCCTCACCACAGACGCGCAGGGGCGTTCTAAGCGTCTCGTGTGGTGTAGCTGCGGGATGACTACGCCTTTGGCGTCTCGTGGCCCTACGGCGTGCGTGGGGGTGTTCTGGCGGGACGATGGGGAGGAGTTGGACTATGCGGGGCCTTGCACCCGGTTTTTCCTGGCTACTAGCAGGGATGTGCGGGTCCGGCGCTTCGAGAGGGAGGCGGTATGACCGCAGGCGAATACGCAAAGACTCACGAGTACGTGATGCCACGGGCTCTCAAGCTTGTGTTGCGCGGAGGGTGGCGTGCACAAGCGCGCAGCCGCCGCAATCGTCCCCGTAAGCGCCGTCACGGCCGTCCGAGGGGCAGATGAGCGCTCACGCCCTCCCGAACCGCTACGTAGTAACGGACCAAGGGGAGTGGAGCACGGTCCTACCGGCCTCGGAGGCGTGGTCCCCGACAGCAGAGGACGTGGAGGCTGTGGGGTTGTTGGCGTTCTTGACGGGGTGGGGTGGGGGTGTCGCGCCTGTGTATCGGGATGGGTCTGCGGTGGCTAGCGGCTGGGTGGATTGCTCGCAGCCGAGCGAAACGGCCACTGACCTTCTACGCCGCATTGCGAGGGGTCGCGACAGCACGCAGCTTGAGCTTGGGTTGCCGGAACGCCAGCGTGGGATTGGTGGCCCTGGGGAGTGCACGGTTCTGTGGTGCTGGGTGGAGAGTAAGGACCAGGCGCGCAGGGCAGGGCGTTTCAAGCCGCTCCCCACAATGGTCCTCAGGATGGGCAAGTCGTGTCGCCGGCTGTTGCTGTGGGGACTTGAGGAGAACGTGGCGCACGCGTCTGTGATGGCCGCCAACAAGCGCATCGCGTATGCCTTGCGCGCCCCTCAGAAGTGGAGCGAACCCGAGAAGCTCCGTATACCTCTACCGGCGACTTTTCTGCGTGTCGGGCGTAAGCGGCCTGCCCCTGTGCTTGTGACCCGGATGGGGGAGGAGATGTTCACTCGGGTCGCTGTGGCTGGGAGGCTTTCCGATCCTCCTCCTCCGTACATGGACCGTCTCAGAGAGGGTAGGATTCGTCGCTGATGCGGACGCTCATGTCATGGTCGAACTCAGAGGTACGTATCGACGGACGGCCTCTCCCGGCGGGCCGAGGGGTCGAACTGTGCGCGGAGGAGCCTGACGTACTCGTTATGAGTCCGTCAAGCGCCTACGTCACGGGAATCGCGCAGAACCGTAGATTCGTGGCCTATTACACCGCCTTTTACCGGGGCGCGTATAGACGCGCGGGGCGCATCGAGGGACACACGGTCGATGCGGAGAAGGCCGGTGCCCGCGTCCACTTCGACACGCGCACGGGCGAAGGGACCTACAGCGTCACGGCTTGAGGCTACTGGAGGACCTCTACCCGTTCGTAGTCGTAGATGGGCTTGATCTCGCTGTTGAGGTAGCCGCCGACGCTCGGCGCGTCCAGTAGCTCTGTGTGGTGCTGGTAGGAGACGTGGAGGTAGCGGTAGATGCTGCCGCTTGAGAACTCGACGTAGAGCGTGCCGTGGCCCTCTGTGCCGTAGTCCTCGGGGTCGTCCTTGAGGAACGCGATGCGGTTGATGTTGGTCGAGTCGAACGAGGAGTCCCACGGTAGCTGGGCATCGTCGGGCGTCATCACGAGGTCACTTCCATCTCGCTCGGCTCGACGGCCTCGGGCGGCAGCCCGCGCAGCTCATCCCACTCCACAAGGCTTTGCCCCAAGTCAACGTCAAAGCCCACAACCGTGCCTTGCTCCCCTCGGTGTGGCATGAGGCAACGGACCCTCGTGCCCTCTACGGGCCTCTGTAGGGCCTTTCTGAGCCGTTTCGTTGATGGCGAGTAGGGCGTCGGCCATGCTGCCGTGGTTTTGGGCTCTGAGGGCTTTCTTGGAGATGTCCTCTAGGGCGTTGATGCAGTGTGCGTGGGCGAGCGTGTTCGTGTAATGCTGGTGGGCGCGGTCGAGTCCTGCTAGGCGCTCCTCCTCGCACCCGTCGCTGCGTGTTGAAGCGCTCATGAGAACCTCTCCTCTCGTAGACGATCTTCAAGACGGTGCGCCTCGGTCCTGAGGACTTCTCGCGCTACGTGCAACGCGCACTCAAACGCCGAGGGGTACGATCCCTTGACGTTTTCGGGGTATGCGTCCTCCACTTCTCCCAGGAGGTGCCCGAGGGCATCCTTCCAGGCGTCGATGCGTGGTAGCGAGAGAGGCTCGGGCATGTGTCGTGTGTCCTCCTCTGTCCCGGAGTCTGCTTCGTCCTGAGAGGCGAGGCCATCGGGGTCCGCGAGCACTGAGGTAATGAGTAGCTGGTCCACGTCCCAGCATTCCCGCTGTAGACGCTGTTCTGCTGCACGGCAAATGCGCTCGGGGTCTGCAGGCTCCATGTCGAGCATCTCGTCTACTCGGGGCCGCTCACGCCTTCTACGCAGTCTCATCGTTGGTTCCTGTGGCTTGCACGGACTCTCGCCCGCTGGTTGGTTATGGGTGTGCGTTTGCGTTCTCCTCGGTGTTCTAAGGGGCGTTGGAGGGGCCGGGGAGGACGGACACGCGGGGTCATTCGATCTCCCAGCCCGCATCGCCTGCACACGACGGCTGAGCAATCCCACCCCCGTTCATCCGCACGGCCCATTCGCCGTCACTTAGCGGTGCGCCGCAGAGGCAGCATGTCGCCTCATGGGTTAGCCCGAACGCGCGTAGCTTGCCCTTGGGCTCGGGTGGTAGGGGTTCCCCGTAGCCCTCGTCAATCGCCGCCGTGGAGCAACCAAAGGGGCCGCTGGCTAGGCGTGCCTCATGCAGATGGCGATCACACAGACGCATGGGACGAAGTGCGGGATCGCCGTAGATGACGACACCACATTTGGAGCATCGTTCGGGCTGGTTGACCTTCCTCATCGTTCTGCCTTTCGTTCCTTAAAGGTTGCCCACGCCAAGAGCAGGCCGAGTATCAACGCGGCACCCATCGCTCAGCCCTCCTGTCCCGCCGCCCGGAGCGCAGTTTCGAGAGCACACTCGGCGCGGTTGAGAGCGTCGATGGCTTCTTCCAGTTCGGCTGAGATGTCGCAGGGGTCATCCTCCGTCTCGTTCTTGGCGTCATAGGCGGCATCCTTCGCTGCTTGAACGCTCTCCAGTGGCGTGGTCATCGCCTCAGCCCTCCTGTCCTGTGGAGGCGGCGAGCGGGTGCTCGTGTTGCGCCTGATTCAGCTGGTAGGCGGCCAGGAGCCCGGCGTGTCTCAACGGGTTGTCTACCCACTCCAGATCGAAGCCCTCGGGATAGTGTGCTTCAAAGGCGGCACGCTTCGCGAGGTTCGGCCCCCACTGCATCGAGGCGTACTCTGGTGCCTCGGCAAACCTGCTGTCGAGCACGGCGAAGTCATCGCTGCTCGATACGTGCTGACCAAGGCAAGTGCCGTCCTCGGCTATTGCCATTACTCGCACCCAGTCGGTGCCCTTTCCCCCGTTGATAAAGCAGAAGATACGCGGCTTGTCGGGCATGGTTTCCTAGCCTCCTATGCCGCAGAGAGCGGCGTCTGTTGATGATGGGGTATCTACTTAGCTGGCCCACGCGATGATCCTTTCCCCGATCCATTGCGCAATTTGCGGGACGAGCGCGTTACCGAGTCCCCGCAGTCGGTCCACTCGAAGGGGAACCCCATGAGCCACTCGACCCACGTCGGGTTCAGCGAGCCAGTGACGACATTGACCCCATGCGATTGCAGCCCCGTCCTGCGGCTGCTTGTGGGCGTGGGGATCGCCTGCACCGCTCCCGAGAGGGTTTCCCGGCCTCGGTCGTTCGTCGGTCCCGGCGGGCTCGCGTATGCCTTCTCGGCGTCGATCCTGGTCGGCGTCGGCCACATCGTCACGAAGTCCGTCAGGGTGTTGCCGGCGTGTATCCCCGTTGGCGGGATGCGGTTGCGCTTCGCCGTCGAGTTGCGCGCGCTCTTGGAGTCGCCCACCGTTGGCGTCGGGATCGCCACCGCAGTCCGCAGATTGTCGCCGCCCGTTCGCTTCTCCGAGCGCCCCGGTCCTCCCGTCCCATCCACTTGAGTCGGGGTAGGCAACAAGCCAGAACCGATCGCGGCGGTGAGGGGCGCCAAAGGCCGACGCTGGTAGATGGTCCCACTCCGCATCGAACCCGCACGCGGCAAGGTCTGCAAGCACGATGTCGAGTCCTCGAGAAGTGATAGCTGGGACGTTCTCAACGACGACGTAGCGGGGTCGTAGTTCCCCAATGAGCCGAGCAAACTCCCGCCAAAGACCCGAGCGTGATCCGTCTTGGATGCCGCCGCCTCGGCCGGCGAGGGAGATGTCCTGGCAGGGGAAGCCTCCGCAGAGCACATCGACGGGCGCACAGTCGGCTGCCCGCAGCTTGGACACGTCTGGATAGATGGGGAGTCCAGGCCAGTGACGGGCGAGAACGCGCTGGCAGAACCCATCTGCCTCGCACTGCCAGAGCACTCGCATGCCTGCGCGCTCAAGCCCGAGGTCGAACCCTCCGATCCCGCTGAAAAGGGAGCCGACCGTGAGGTCATCCCTCATCTCTCCCTCCGGGCCATCAAAGTGGATACCCCATCTGTTGATGTGTTGGGCTGCATGAGCGCCACCATGCTGGGAAGAAGCTCCATCTCGGGCGCTGGCTCTACAGGTATCCCGTGAGAGGGCGCTGTGAGGGCTTGTGCGGCCGTGCGGGCTCGTGACGCCCACTCATCCCCAGCGAACTCAGCGAGGGCCACCAGAGCCTCCCACGCGTCAGCTGCACGGTCGGAAAGCTCCGGGGGTAGATCGGGCCGTATAGCCGCCAGCTCGTCTACGACGATGCTCGCCCATGCCTCCAATGTGTGAGCGAGTGGTGCGGCCTCTGCGGCTGCTTGGCGTGGCCGTAGGCGCTCGGTCTGGCCTTGCGTCTTGACCATGTGAATGATGATGCTGCGGTCGAGGATGGTGGACGGTAGGTGCCCGTTGTCGAGCCCGGCGAGGCACTTCGCGCCGAACGTCTCGTACTCCACGACGCCCCATTTCCCGTCGCAGCGTGTGGCTGTGGCGCCTCTGCGGTTCCCTGCGTTGAGGATCGCTCGCAGGGCCTCGTATGAGGAGCCGCCCTTGAATACGGTGTCGATCTCGTCCAGGAACAGGGTTGGCTGGTCGCTGGCCATGCGCCGGAATAGGGCCGTCGGTGTTGTGCTTGACGTGTTCCACGGTCGTCTGACGAGGTAGCCAAGGGCTTCCATTGCTCGCGTCTTTCCTGAGCCTGGTTCGCTGGATACGAGCAGCAGGTAGGGCGTGGAGTCGCAGGCCGGGAGGACCCATGTATGCAAGCACCACAGCGCGCAGGCGGCGCTTGCGGCCTCGTCAGGGAGCACCACGTACCGCGTGATGAAGCTCTCCGTGGTGGTGAGTAGTTCGGCGGTTGCTTCTCTCAGCATCTCCCTGCGTGCGGGGTCGGCGGCGATCTCGGCCCTGATCTGCTCTGGTCGTAGGGCTAGCTCTGTGCTCATGAGTCCTCCTTTCCGAGGAGGCCTGCGGCGATCAGCTCGCGCTCTGCACGCGCAGCTGCGTCGCGGTTGGCGTAGGTGTAATCCACGGGACCGCCTGGGTATCCACGGTCATCACAGACGATGCGCCACTTCCGATCTGCATAGTTGCGGCTTACGCACCCGACCGCTCCGCTTGGGTAACGCACGTTGTCCACGTACCATCCTCCGTGGCGCCAAGGCGAGTAGACGAACTCGCCCGATGCTCCTAGGCGCTGGCCCTGATATAGGGTGATCTTGCTGGACATCACTCTCTCGCTTTCGTCGTCGTGTCGGCGTGGTTCGTGTCTGCTGTCCTCGGCACTTAGGCGGGTGAGTTCTTGGCCTGTGCGGCGCTCACGGACGCGACGGTCGTGCTCCTGTTCGGCTTGGATGTCGCGGTCGAGCTTCGCGACGGCTGCGAGCTGTGTGCTCACGAGAGGCTTAGTCCGCGTAGTGCTGCGATGGCTTTCCGGACGTACCGCTGCACCGCCTGTGGGCTTTGGAAGTCCGGGCGCTGCTGGATGCCGTAGGCGTCTACCCCGACGAGCAGGCGCTGAGCGAGGCGTAGGGCATCGTTGGGCGTCAGCGATTCCGCGTCTGTCGTCATGCGCTGCAGTTGGGCGTGTGACTCCTGCCGATAGCCCTCCTGCGTCAGGTGTTGATCGTTGCGGTTGAACTCGCGTGGGGCGAACTCTTTGGTTGATGCGGTGCTGCTAGCCATGGTGGGCCTCCTCTAGGTTCCGGTAACGAGAACAAGGTAGCACGCTTTCCACGTTCTTGTCAACAAAGAGTTGGGAAGTGGTGTATGCTGGCAAGCATGAGCGAAGGAACTGGCCATGATTGAGGGGAGGCTGCGAGTGGGCGACCATTTGCGGCCTAGGCGTTCTCGCACGGGACGTATTTGGCGCGTTAGCTCTACCTCATCGCGGCTCGACGGCACTGTGTGGCTCTGGCTTTCCCCGGTGGGCGATGAGGGGCTGTGGAGGTGGCTCTGGCCCCACGGAGGGGTGCGACGATTGCGGCGCCTACCTAGCGAGCTGACGGCCTGGGAGCGCGTCCCATGAGACGCACAGCCCGTACAAGAGCGGTCCTAGAAGCCATCGAACATCACCCTGGGTCCTCGAACGTGCAGATAGGCCACGAGGTGGGTGTGTCGGATCGTGGGCAGCTCTCCAAGCTCCTGCGCAGATTGGAGCGTGAGGGCTTGTTGCGTGGTGTGCGGGATGAGTCGGCTCGTGGGCGTCCGTTGGCTTGGTGGTTGACGGAGACGGGACGGCTGGCTACATGGAAGGCAGCGAAGTGAGAGGCGAGGACATCAAGGGCGATACCTGCAAATGCGGGCATGCCGACTTCTTCCATTCGGGTTCCTGCGAGGAGTGCTCATGCGACGACTACGAGTTCGATCCAGAGTGGGGCTGCACGCACTGCGGCGGCGAGGGTACCTGCGACGAAGGCTCCGATCCGCTAGGCAACTGCCCCGACGACCTCCACAGATGCCACGCGTGCGGCGGCTCAGGCCGTCGTAGCGACCAAAGGATCTTCTAGCCGTGGGCGACCTTCATAGCGTCCAGGACTGGCAGCGAGCGTGCGATGAATCAGCGTGTGCGTCCATGCTGCGCCGCTACTACCGGCCTGTACGACGGTGGCCTCGGCGCTTCGCCTACGGTCTCGTGACTCTGCTGATGGTCGCTGCGTTCGTCCTGCAGCTCCGGCCCTGAGACGCAAAGCGCCCCGACCGGAATCGAAGGCGTAGGCGAAATCGCACTGGTGCTCCGTGCTACATTGCCCAACCAGGCACCGCCAGCAAGGCCAATGCGGCGCGCCTAGCCACTACCCGAACTATCTCTACACCACCCCTCCGGAGGCCCGCATGCACGCTCCCGACATCACGCTAGCGGACAAACTCTGCCCCGACTGCAAGGGCCGTGGCCGCGAGCGCATGCTGTACGCCCAAGGGCTCGTGGAACGCTTCATAGACGGACACCTCTGCCACACCTGCGAGGGCACCGGCAAACTAATCCTCTACCACACGCACTACAGCGCTACCCCGCCAGCGAACACCACGACCCCCGACAGACGCCACTGCATAGCGCCGGGCTACGACGCAGCACTCACAGAAGCCCTGCGACCCTCCAGAGCCACGAGCAGAGACAAAGCAGCAGGCGCCGCCATACGCAAAGACGCGCTCGAAATGCCCCACGCCACCCACCCACACCTCTAGACGACGATGACAGGAGCCGTTCTCGCGTCCGCTGCGTGTGGCGTTGTGGGTGCTTCTGGGTAGGATGGGCCTATGGGTTCGGGGGTTTTGCCTGCGCAGACGGTGTTTCCGTATCAGTGTGTGCATGTGTTCAGGGCGAGTCATGAGCGTGCTGGGGAGCGTTGTACGCGGAGGCCGTTGAAGGGCGCGACGATTTGTACGTCGCATGGTGTGACGAAACGTGTGCGTGAGAAGGCTGCTGAGCGTCTTGCGCGTGAGACGGCTTTGCAGTGGGCTGCGAGGGAGGCTGAGGCGCAGCCGTGGCTTGCTGAGCTGGGGTCCGATCCGTTGGCGCATATTGAGGCTCTGCTTAGGTTTGAGGCTCTTAGCTATGCGACTTGGAAGCTGGCTTGTGAGCAGCTCGTGGACAGTGGGGATCTGTTGTTGTGGCAGAACCATAAGGGCGAAGCTGCGATCCACCCGTACATGGAAGAGATGGACAAGGCTGCTGTACGGTGGGATCGTGTGTCGAAGCACGCTATCGACGCTGGTGTGTCTACGAAGCGTCTCGCTATGGAGGAAGAGTCCATGGGCCTCCTGGCTGCCGCTGCGAGGATGGCGTTGGCTGAGAAGGCTTTGGGGCTGCCCCCTGAGGTGCAGCGTGAGGCCCTACGGTTCCTCGGACAGCACCTCCGGTCCATCGGGCCAGGCACAGGGCCTTAGAGGCTCTACACGCCGCTCTCACGGCACGCCGGCCCTCCACGCACATAAAGACCATTCGGCAGAATTATCGAAGCCTCAATCGGTAGTACCCCGCCGGGCAGGCGCCGTGGTTTTTACGGGTCGCTTTGTTTGGGCTTCTGGTTTTTTGTACGGTGCTGGGTTTGGTCTTATGGCCCGTACTGGTGGGGCTTGTGGTACTATTGGTCCCATGTTGTTGAAAGTGACTTTGTCGGATGTGGAGCGCGATGCTTTGAATGAGTTGCGTGGTGGGGTTCCTGCGGCGACGTGGGTGCGTGAGCTTGTGCGTCGTGAGATTGGTGATGCTGGGTTGGGTGATATGGAGAGGGTTGTTGCTGACGCGGAGCCTGCGCGTGGTCGTGGGCCGGTCGTTGAACCGGCAGAGGTCGGCTCGGTTGCTTATGAGCCGGGTCGTGAGGGTGGCGCGCCGCAGGCTCGGGTGGGTAGGACTCTTGCTGAGATGTCTGGTCGGGGTGCGTTTCCTAAAGCGTCCAGGGGCAAGCGATGAGCATGTTCACGTTTCGCTACTCAGCGCCATTCGGGGGCCGGTTCGGTGGCGATGTGCTCGATGGGCTGCAGGGCCATCGAGTTCCCTTGACCCTCGACGGGGAGCCGGTAGGGAGCGCGCGGATCGCCGCAGCCGTGGTGGTCGAGCGCGGCGCTGCCGCGCATCTCACGCTTGCCGACGCTCCTGATCTCTTCCTCGGCGACCTCGATGGCTTGTCGCTTGGCGTTCCGGAGGGGCTGTGAGCAGGCCTACGGATATCGCGGCTCAGGCGAAGCGTCTCGCTCAGAAAGGCCCAACGGCCGAGCAGGAAGCCCGGCGCAGGCTGGTTGACGAGCGAAACAGGCGTTTGCAGGAAGCGCCGATCAAGCGTGGGCCTGGGGCGCACCCGGATGGTACGTTCGGCAAGACGAAGCCGTGAGCGCCACGGCAAAGACGTGGGCGCCGGAGACTCCCTCGCGATCTATGCATCCCTTGTTGCTGCCGGTCGTGGTCCTTATGGTGATCGCGGTGGCCTTTGGTGTCTGGCTTCTTGCTTTTGCTGAGGAAACGCCGTCCTCGGGGCAGATACGTGGCGTGTGTGTCCGTCATGATGGGGTCGCGAATGTGAGTGTCCTTGAGCCGATCTTGAATCGTGCTGTGGTGGTCTGCCGGGATGGCTATGTGGGGTATGTGCCGTGAGTGACCGTCTGGATGTAGCGGAGCAGGCGCTGAGAGTCGCTATGGGGCCGAGGCTCGATGACCTGATGCCTGCCGTGGTGCGCAACGCCGCGAGGCAGATCCTTGAAGCTGCGGAACCGGCCGTGGCTGGTGGTCCTCCTCGTGAGGGCGAGGTCTGGCGCGACAAGATCCGCAATCTTCGTGGGAAGCGTTGTCGGACGCTCGTTTTGCAGGTCATCCCCGAGAACCACGAGCGGTGGTCCGGAGTGTTTGTCGAACACACGACCCCCGGCGGTGACTATCGCTCGAAGCTGGCGGACTTCCTACGCGACAACGAGCGAGACTCCATCGCGATGGACGAGCTAGCCTCCCTAGCCCGTGAGATAGCCGACCCCGTGCCCGTAGCGGAGCCTGAGGCGGTCTTTGCGGGGGAGAAGGCCGCACGGCTTGCCGATCCGCAGTTCCGCTGCCCTGAGCACGACGTGCCGATGGTTGAAGGCAAGTGCCCAGAGCGGCGTTGTCCCTGGAAAGTCGAGACTCTTGACGCTCCGCGTGTGACACGGGAGATGGTCACGGGCAGGATCGGCAGCTCTCCCTCCTTTCACGGCGACGATCTCGTCGTCCAATACTGCGCTCTCTGCGGTGCCGCGATAAGCGCGCTTGGGCCGGAAGGCTCCGCTATCGAGGCCATCGAGGACTACACGGAGGTTCATCGTGCTTGGCATGACCGGCTAGAGCGGCTGCTGGAGGCGAGGTCGTGAAGCGTGTAGATGGCAATGGGGATGTGCGTATCGGCTGGGAAGGGCGACTCCTCGGCTTCCGTGTGGTTGAGGAGTCCGAGACTCACGCGGTGATCCGGCTGCCGTGGTGGTTTCCCGCTTCCTGGATGCCGACGATGGCTGAGAAGCTCGCGGCTTCGTCGGCGATCCTCGACCGAGGCCAGGGGTTGTCTTACCGCTACGCGAACAGACTCCTACGCATAGAGCGCTCCGCATGATGGACCCCGCCGAGTTCATACGCGCCACCCTTGGCGAGCCGCTCGCTGAGCCTTTGCCGTGGCAGAAGGCGTTCTATGAGGGCATGCCGCGTTACCTGGTGGTTGGCGGCGGTCGTCCACTCGGTCGCCGCCTGCTGATGATTGCCGCGATAGCTGAGGCCCTGCGGAGCGGCGAGAGGGTCAGGATTCACGCGCACTCCGAAGTTGAGGCTGACGCGTTGATGGCTGAGGCTCGTCGGCTGCTGGAGGGGAAGAGATGAGTGGCCCCGAAGGGCATGAATGGAAGCTACCTCGCGGCACTCAGGAGGTCCGCTTTCGCCAGCTCCACGAACTCGCTCGCCTAGCCAAGGGGTGGACCATTCCGCTTCCTCGCTGGAAGGCGCTGAGGTTCGGGTTCAAACTCGACTGGTGGTGTTACGTCGGCCCTCGCCGCTATCAGGTGGTGGCGACTCGCCAGTTCGTGGAGGAGTACGAGCGGATCGCCGATATTGATGATGCGGAGCTACGGCTGGCAGACCTGGGCGTCCGCGTTGTGGAGGACCGATGACTCTCGATCTAGTGATGCCCCTGTCCGCGATCCGTTCCCTCGTAGCTGAGGGCCGCCCCGTACACAAGGCCCTGCACTCGGTCGCGTCCCCTTATGGCGAGGGGTACAGGGAGTGGAGCCGGTTGTGGGATGTGTTGTGGGAGGCGTTGCCTTCGGGGCACGCGTCGATGACTTTGCGGGAGTGGGATTCGCTGGCTAGGCAGCCTGAGCGTTTGGAGCTGGTGGACGCGGCTTTGGCGAGAGCGTCCGGGCTTGGGTTGGCAGGAGGGCCGGTATGAGCGCTCTGCATCAGCTCGCGGAGGCTTGCGAAGAGCTTGGGTACGGGTTGGAGTGCGCGCTGGTGTACGGCGCACCACGCGGCCGTAGGTGGCGCGTCACGGTCTACGAGGGTGTCGAGGAGGGCGCAGGGGGCTCTGAGGTTGTTGGCGGCAAAGCTAAGGGCTTCGACGCTGCGGTGCAGAGCGCCTACGACCGTCTGAAGGCGCACGCCCCGTGAGCGAGAGGATCGTCCTTATCGAGAGCCCGTCTATCGACGGGGTCCCAGTGCCTGCGGGCCGTGGCGTTGAAATCAGGGCAGAGCGCCAGGACTTGAGTCTCTACTTGCAGGAGTGGCACGAGATCGCGCGCCCCGTTCGCATGGTCGCCTACCTCACAATCTTCGCCAAAGGTCGCTACCACCGTGGGCCGCCGCTTCGTCGTGGTCGCGTCACTGGGCGCCAGGACGGCAATATGGTGGACTTCGACTGCGCGACTGGCGAGGGCGTCGTCACGATCGTGGATGCGGTGTGAGCGACTCCCGTGAGATGCAGCGTCGTCTAGACGAGGCCCTCAGGAGGCTCAGAGAGCCTCAGCAGCCCCTGTTCAGGACGATGGGGCCTGTGAGGGTAGGGAAACCTCCCCGTAAGCGTTCTCGGCCGCTTAGACGCGTCTTGCCGCCCCGTCCGTAACTCGCGACTTGATTGGAGGCTCCGCGATGGAGCACACCTCAGACCCTGCGCTGCTCGCGCACATCGGCAACTGCGCGCGTTGCGGCGGCGACCACGCGGGTATCGTGTGGAAACCCTTGACGCGGCCGATCATCGAGAACGATGCGACGGTCGGCAGGATCGAGTGGAACGCCTGGGTGCCATGCCCAACGAATGGCGAGCCCGTTCTGCAGGCCGAGTTGCCCACGGGTGTCGCGCAGTCCTGGCAGGCGTCGCAGCCCGATCCGCCCGTCCATACCTGAATCTCACTACTCGAAGGGAGCCCGTATGCCGAGGCTGCTGATCCACAAGGAAGGCGAGAACGCGACGATCGAGTCCCCGGAGATGGGGGAGGACGCGTGCGGGCAGCAAGGCGCATTGGTTGCCTCCAAGATCAGTGTCGCGCACGGCGGACCAGCAGACGCGACCACAGAGACTGGCTCAGGGAACCGTGAGCGTGACGTGGTGCTCGAGCTTGGCTGGGCGAGTGTCGCGGCGCACGTCATCACGGGCGTGGAGATCGTGGACGTAGAGACCGTGCCCGAGCAGGAGGTGGTGGCCTGATGCCCTGGACAGGTGAGCAGAAGACGATCGCCCTGAACGCCTCATGGCACACCACCGCACGCTGGGTCGGCGCGATGGAAGCCGCCGCCGCAGCAGCGGTGGAAGCCTCGACGGCTGGCACGAAAATCAAAAAGACGGCGAACGGTCTCGCGAACGGGAACGTCGTCTACTTCCCCGTCCTCTCCGGCGGCGCGGGTCTCGTTGCTCTGAGGCCCTACTACGTCGTCGGCGCGGCCACCAACGAATTCGAAGTGTCCCTCATCGAAGGCGGCGCAGCCGTGTCGTTCACGACGGAATTGAAAGCCGCGAGCGAATACATCAAGCTGACCGAGCTGACGGGCGGCTCCTACGCACGGATCGAAACGAAATTCGAAGCCGCAGCGGAAGGCAAGACGGAAGACACTACGGAACACGCGTTGAAAATCCCTGCCGGGAAAACGATCAACGCGGAGTGCTACAACGAAGCCGCCTCCGGTATCGGTTCCGCGAAACACTGGCTCGGGTTCAGCATCCTTACGACCCCGGAGAAATACGGCTCGGAAGGCACCTACACGGTCAAATCATCCGAGTCGGACATGAACCTCGCGGAAGGCACGCCGGCACCGTAGTGCCATGGCTGTTCTTGCGGGCGCGACGACCGAAGGCGGCGGCAGTAAATTCGGGACATCAGCGGAAGAGGCGATCGGACAGCGGGTAGAAGCGCTCGCCTCGGGGACGATCGAAGAACTCGCGATCTGGCTGAACACCACCAGCGCGGCGGTGGCTAAATGGGCCGTCTGTGAAGACGTGGCAGGTGCTGTCGGTGCCGTCTTGGGAGGGGAAAAGCTCGGCGGCAAACCCGTCGTCGGTGAAAACAAGGTGACGCTCACCACGGCCGTCCCGGTCGTGAAAGGCAGTTTCTACTGGCTTGTGTTCTACCCCGCTGCGGGTGGTATCAAAGTCAAAGCCGGTCTCGCGGGCACGAGTACGGTGAGGAGCGGCAATACCGCCGAGTCGCAGATCTCCAACCAGAAATGGTCTGTCCTGGAACCGGACGGCCCTATCGGGTTTTGGGCGATCGGGAAAGAATCCGAAGAAGCGTTCAGCGGTACCGCGACCGTACGTGCCGCAGGGGGCTTGCAGGCAACGGGCGCGAAGGGCGCGAAGGGCGAAGGAGTGCTGCGCGCCTCCGGTAGGGTCACGGCGTCGGGTGCCAAGGCCCTCGCAGGCCAGCCTGTGCTGCGTGACGGATCGCGTACGAGCGTTGTAGGCGCGAAGGCGGCGTCGGGGGAAGGTGTTCCTCGTGCGGCTGGGGCCGTGAAAGGCGCGGGCGTCAAGAGCGCGAGCGGAACCTCCACTGTCCGTTCGGGGGCAACCGGTGCGACCGTGGGCACCAAGGGCGCCTCAGGCCAGCCAACACTGCCTACGGGCACCCGAGTCATCGCGTCTGGAGCGAAGGGCGCGTCAGGCCAACCCTCCCTTCTCGGTGGCCCGCGCCTGACGGCCACGGGGTCGAAGTCCACGTCCGGGCAAGCCTCCCCACGGGCCGCAGGCTTCCTCACGGCCGCCTCCGAAGTCATCAACACAGGCGCGGCGGCCTTCTCTGCGGCAGCACGCACGCTCACCACGGGCCAGAAGACTGCGTCGGGTACGGCCACGTCCCGCGCGAGCGCCGGGAGCCAAGTCGCAGGACTAAAGGGCTCCGCAGGCGAACCGAGATTCCCCGCAGCCGCCCGGAACCGTGCGGAAGGCGTCAAGTTCGCGTCCTCTGCCGTCCAGCTCTCCGTAGGGGGCAGGCTGGGTGCTGTCGGGTCGCGGCTCTCCAGTGGTTTCGCCGCGTTGAGGGCGGGTGGGGTGCTCGCCGGGATCGAAGTGCTTCTGCCACCGACCCCGACGACCCTGACTGTCGTTAGCCGTAGCCCCCTGACGTTGACGGGGGCCTCTCGCGCTCCGACGACCCTTGGGGTGGTTTCGCGTGCCCCGACGACCTTGGAAGGCGGACCGTCTTGAACCAGCCCTTGTATGTCGGGGACCCGTGGGAGCTTGAAATCACGGTCACGAACACCAAGACGGGGGCGCCCGTCGAACCCCTGTCGCTGTCGGCGCTGATCTACTCGCCTGCGGCCCGCAAGGAAAACCCCACTGTCGGGCCTGTCGGTCCGATCACCCTCCCGAAACTCGAAACGAACGTGTACGAAGCCGTCGTCGTCTCGGAACTCGGAGAATCCGGGCAGTGGTTGGCTGTCATCACCTGCCCGGCACCGTTCAAGAAGGTGCTGCCTGTCGTCGTGAGCGTCTCGTTCGTGCCTTCGGTTCTATGATTCGCGTCTCGATACGAGCGAGGAGGACGGCATGAGCACGGTTGACGAGCGCGTTGAGCAAGAGAGGGCCATCCTTGAACCCGTTGAAGCCGCTCGGAGGGCTCTCGGACTGGCACCCCTTACCGCCGAGCAGCGGGAGGCGGTCCTGACCCGACGGGTCGAAGAGAGGTACGAGCAGATCGAAGATGATCAGTTCCTGATGGCTGCACGCGAGCAGCTAAACCGGTGCGAGTGGAGGCACCCGCGCTCTCTTAGGATGTTGCTTGCGGTTGAGGCTGAGATCCTGCGGGTGGAGGCTCCTCCCGTGGCCAAACACGGTCCTCGCGGCGAAGCGAAGGCCATCGAGGGGGGCCGGGAGCGCGGCCCCTTCGACGTGTGGGCGTGGGTTCAGGAGCACATGATCCGGTACTACGCGAAGGAGATCATCGACGCGGTGCAGAACGAGAGTGACGCGAACTTTGCGGACGCCCTGCTGCTGCGTAACGCTCTCAAAGACACGCTACGGTCACTGCCTTCGGGTGACGCTACGCGTGCGGTCCTGCGGGCTCTTGATCGCACGGAACACCTAGACGACCGTGGCTGACACCGTGGACCCAGTCGCGGCTCTCTCTCGACGGGTGGCCCACATCCTCGCTTCTCCCGCCAGTCACATCATCCAGAAGGTCATTTACGCGGACTGCGAGTCAGGACGCTTCGACCGCGCACTGATGGAGGAGGACGTTCACAACGCATGGGCGTTCTTCGGGTTGCCGACACGCCATTCGCCGAAGGACCATCCGATCTTCCGTTAGCATGAAGTGTGTGCCCGCGACGTGCGAAGCGCCCGGGCACATGCTCATCACCTAGCGAGGAGGCAACGAGATGTCCACCGTAGCGACTGCGTCAGATCGCTCCCGTATCTACATCCCAGGCACGCGTATCTGGGCGGAATGGGTCCTTGTGGGTCCCGATGAGGCGAAGGACCTACTTCGGACGCAAGGCCGTAATCGCGCCATAGACCCGAAACATGTCGCCCGCCTCGCTCGCGATATGCAAAGCGGAGACTGGGCTCCAGGCTCATCGATACTCACCGACGAACAGGAGAATATGTTCGACGCGCAGCATCGATGCGAAGCTATCCTAGAGTCCGGCACGGCTCAATGGATGCTGCTGGTGGGCGGTCTACCTCGTGCCTCGCAGGGCGTGCGTGATACCGGCAAGTCCCGTAGCTTTGGCCAGCAGCTTCGCATCGATAGGGTGCCGAACGCGAACGGCGTGGCGGCCTCCATACGCTCTCTTTGGTTTTACACCGGATGGGGGCGCCTCGATGGGCGGGGCCTCCCATCTCCGACTGTCCCCGAGCTGGAACGCCTACAAGTCGATCACCCCACACTCGGCGAGGACTACACCACACGCACGCCGTCGGGGATAGCGGGAGGTCTCTACAACGCCTTTCTCTACCTAGCGAGCATGGGCACCGAGCCTGAGGAGGTGGACGCCTTCCACGACAAACTCCTGACGGGCCGATTCGGGGATGCCCCAGGCGAAGTGGCCATCCACGCCTTGCGTGAGCGCATGAAACGCGAGCTGGAAGGTCATTCGCCTATAGGGACCAATATTCGGGCCGTGTTCCTCGTGCGAACCTGGAATGCGTTCCTGGATGGCGAAGCGCTAACCAGGCTCCAGTTCAAGCCCGGCGGGAGTCGCCCGGATCGTGTGCCTCTCATCGCTGGGTGTCCCATCGTGCCGGGGAGAGGCAAGCCGCTCGCGTAGCCACGTATAGGAGGTTCGATGGCTTCATCCGCTTCGCGCCTCGCCGACCTGTTCGACCCGCCAGTCACGGGCGTCGCGCAGTATCACAACGACCCTGTTGGCTTCGCCCGTGACTGCCTCACGTGGCCCACGGGCCGCAAGACAGGGCAGGCCGGTGGGCTGACGGAGTACCAGGAGGAAATCCTCCAGGCGCTCGTAGACCATCAGCGTGTCGCCGTGCGAGGCCCGCGAACCCTCGGAAAGACCTTCACGGCGGTCCTCTCTCTGCTGTGGTTCTCGCTAACGCGTGATGCCTGCGGGGAGGACTGGAAGTGTGTCGTCACCGCAGGCGCGTGGAGTCAGCTTCAGCATTACCTGTGGCCTGAGCTTCGGTCCAAGCTCGCACCCCGCTTGAACTGGGAGAGGATCGGCCGGGAGCCGTTCAAGCCTGCGGAGGAGATGACGCTCCTCGGGCTGCGCCTGAAGTTCGGGGCGATCACGATGGCCGCACCGACAGATAGTGGGAAGATTGAGGGTGCTCACGCTGATGAGCTTTTCGTCCTCCTCGATGAGGCCAAGTTGATCCCGGAAGATACGTGGAACAGCCTTGAGGGTGCGTTCGCCGGGGCAGGACCAGAATCCGACCAGGCTGCGTATGCGCTCGCGTCCTCGACACCGGGGGCACCGGAGGGCCGGTTCTACGACATTCACGAAGGCGCAGCGGGGTATGAGGACTGGCACCCCATCCATGTTGAGCTTGACCGGGTGCTGAAGGCGAAACGTATGACGCAGGTGTGGCGCAAACAGCGCGCCGCACAGTTCGGTGAAGACTCCGCGTGGTACGCGAACCATGTGCTCGGGGAGTTCGCCCGCCAGCAGGTAGACGCCGTGATCCGCATGGATCATCTGGAAGAAGCGAACGAGCGTTGGCGGATGCTGCAGCTCGCCCCAACGAACAGCCTGATCGTCCCTGTCCATGATTCTCTCGGCCCGCTGGAAATCATCGGGGCTGACATCGCGGGACGCGGGGAGGACCGCACCGTCTACGCGCTACGCCACGGCCCCGTGATCTCCGCTGTGCTGGTGCGCCCCCACGAGCCCGACACGGCCGTCACCACCGATGAGCTACAGGGCCTCGCGGCAGCACCCGAACGCGGCGCACGCGTCGTGATAGACGCTATTGGTCAGGGTGAAGTGATCGCGAACGAGCTTCGCAAACGCGGCAGGTCCGTCGTTGACTTCGTCGCATCCAACAAAACCGATTTGCGTACCCGTGGCGGGCAGCTCGGGTTCACGTCCGTTCGAGACGCTGCATGGTGGAACCTCCGCGAAATGCTAGAGCCCGGGTCAGGGTTCGAGCTTGCGATCCCACCCGATGAACAGCTCACCGCAGACCTCTTGGCGCCGCGCTGGGAGGAAGTCACTGGCGGCAAGATCAAGGTGGAAGCTAAGAAAGAGATTCGCAAGAGACTCAAGCGCTCTACGGATAGTGGCGATTCCGTAGTGCAATCATATTTTCTGAGCCGTATCGCCCCGACTGTCGCTGCTCCCCAGGTTCTCAGGCGTCCCGGCGGGTCACGGTGGGGTGCGCTGCATCAGCGTGCCGGTGGCGGCGCTGGCTTCGGCCGCTCCGTCTAACACCTTACCTTCGAGGAGGCGCATTGCATGGCGAATAAGTCTCGCGGCGGCTCCCAAGGTGCACGCGCTATCGGGTCGCGTAGCTCCACGTCTTCATCTACTGGTGGTGCTACGGCCATCGTTCGCCCGATGGCCGTAGGGGACCGTCAGTCCCAGGGTCCGCGCAAGGTCTCGCCGTTCGTGGAGATCGGGACATCGGGTCTCAGACAGTGGTCAGGCTGGGTGTTGGATGAGTGGCTTGGGGAACTCCAAGGCCGCGAGGCCGCGTGGCGTTACCGCGAATTTCTAGATAACGACCCCATCGCGGGCGGCTTCTTGTTCATGATCGAAATGCTCGCGCAGCGCGTGGACTACTCGGTTGAGGGTGGCGAACCCCGCTGGCGCAATCACATTGAGCAATCGATGCACGACATGTCGCATGGCTGGGACGACTTCATCTGCGAAGCCTTGACCCATCTGCCTTATGGGTATGCGGCGATGGAGGAAGTGTTCAAGTACCGCCGGGGTGAACAGCCGGGCCAGGACGAAATGGGTTCAGACGACGAGACGCCTACCACCGAAGAACCCCAGCACCCCGGCAGTAGCGCGTACACGGACGGTCTTGTCGGGTGGCGGAAGCTGCCGCTGCGTGCCCAGGAAACCACGCTGCACTGGCATTTCGACGGGTACAGCAGCCTGCGTGGCCTTGAGCAGCTCGACTGGCACGGCGGCCACCACAACATTCCGATCACAAAGCTGGTGCTGATCCGCAACCGGCGTGTCAGGAACAATCCAGAAGGCTATTCGATTTTGCGTCGTAGCTGGCCGTCATTCTTCCGGCTGCGTGGCCTACAGGACATCGAGGCCGTGGGCGCAGCGAGAGACCTTGCGGGTATCCCGATAGCGAAGCCGCCTCCGGGTGTGGACTTGTTCGCGCAGGAGAACACGGAGCTGTATAACCGTGTAACGGAACTCGTTACCACTGTCCATAGGGATGAGGACGAGGGGCTCGTTTTCCCGACAGCGGAGTGGGAGTTCGAATTGATGTCGGCGGCGGGGTCCCGCCAGTTTGACCTGGACAAGGTGATCCGCCGGTACGAGCAGAGGATCGCCGCAAGCGTGGCCGCTGACTTCATGCTCCTGGGGCAGGACGGCCTTGGCTCGTATGCGATGGTCGATGTGAAGTCGGAGCTTTTTGGGATGGCTGTGGACGCCATGATTGACCAGATCCTCAAGCCGATGAACCGGTACGCCATCCCGCGCCTGTTGAGGTTGAATGGGGTCAAGACGAACGACCCCCCGAAAATCGTTGCTACCACGGCGGGCCGCATAGACCTCGAAAAGGTCGGCCTGTTCTTGTCGAACATGGCTGCTGCTGGCCTCACGTTGCCGGATGACCCGAAGTTCAAGAAGCAACTGTTCGAGTCTGCTGGCCTGGGGTCGGATTTCACGTTCCCCGTGGCGCCCGCGAAGCCTGTCGAACCAGCGAAGCCTGCTGCCGGGAAACTGGAACCGTCGAAGCTGCAGAAGGACGCCGCGCAGGTAGGCAAGGGCACTGGGATGGTGTCGCTGGACCTCGTGCCAGGCACGCTGCCAGCGATGGACGACGGGGTGCAGGACCACCATCTGACGGTCGTGCTCCTCGGCAGCGACGTGGACGACGAGACGTTCGCACAGGCCGTTGAGACGGCACGCAGTGTCGCGGCTACCACGAAGCCCCCGAAAGGCACCGTTGGCGGTCAGGGGACGTTTGAGCCTTCGGAGGCGAGCGATGGCAAGGTGCCGGTGTACGCGGTGCCGAAGATCGCGGGTCTCGACAAGCTCAGGGCCGCGTTCGAGCCGTTGAACGCCAGCGAACACAGCGGCTTCCGCCCGCATGTGACGCTCACTTACCAGGACGAGGGCGACCCGCTCCCGGACCCGTTGCCGGAGACCCCCATCAAGTTCACCCATCTCTCAGTGCACCGCGGGGAGGAAGTGCTCCGTGTCCCTTTTGGGCAGGCGCGGCTAGCGAAGGCTGACGGGCAGGTGATCGACGTAGGCCCTGCACTAGCGACGCGTGCGAGGGTCCTCTCCGGTGCCCTGGACGGTCAGATGACGGGGTTGCTGCAGGAGCTTGGGTCGCGTGCTGCGAGCGCATATCTGACGACGGTGCGTAAGGGTGAGTTGCCGACCGGGAAACGCGAGATGCGCAGCGTCACCGCGAAGGTAGTCCGGTCTCTCGGGATCGCCGCGTGGGTTCAGCAGCGCCTGACTCCGGCTCTTGCCGCTCATGCGGGCAGGGTGGCGCGTGACACGGAGCTTCTGCTCAAGACGGAGACCGGCCTTGACCTCGCTATCGCGGATGCCGATATCCGGCGCATAAAGGGCTCTAGGAAGCTCTCCTGTCGTGATATCGAACCCCAGGTCCGCCAGGCCATCTTGAAGGCCGTAGAGGCGGGTGTGCAGGCCGGAGAGGACCCAGGCCGTACAGCGCAACGGATACGCAAGGCGGTACCGGCAGGCAGGTTCGTGAAAGCTGGTGTTGGCTACCGCTCGGAGCTGATCGCAGCGAATGAGACGGCCGCGATGCAGCGGGCTGCGTCTCTCGTTGCTTACGGGTCCAGTCCGCGGGTCGTGGGCTTGCAGACGCATGGCGGGGACCGCGACGGAGAGACGTTCCTGCTTGCTGACGCGCCGTCTGCCCCGCATGTGGGTTCTGGCCTGTCTTACAACCCTGTCGTGACCCCCGAAGCCTGAAGGAGGCCCTATGTCCTGGCTGACCAAATCGCTGGATGTGCTCGCGAGGGCCGGTGAGGCCGACGAGCTGGAGAAGGCGGCGCTTGACGCTGACGCGCGGAATGACCTGAAGGATTCCGACTTCGCGCTGCCTGGGCGTCGCTACCCCATCCACGATGCCTCCCACGCCCGGAACGCCCTTGCTCGTGTCGCTCAGCACGGGAACGCGGACGAACAGGCCAAGGTCAAAGCGGCCGTTCACAGCCGTTACCCGGACATCGGCGAGATGGAGAAGGCGGAGGTCGCCTATACCTGCCCGCTGCGTAAGAGCGATGTCGAGGGCAAGTTTTATGGTGTCGTCCTAGAGCCGGGGCTCGAAGATAGCCAAGGCGACATCTTCGCCCCGGCAGAGATCGAGAAGGCATGCCATGGCTTCATGCGGGACTACTCGCTCTCGAAGGCAGAGCACTCCCCGGACGTGCAGCACAGTGGCCGGGACGCCGGGGCGGACCTGATCGAGAATTACATAGCGCCGATGGACATGGTGTTGGGCGGTGAGCCAGTCACGAAGTCCTCATGGGTGCAGGCATGGCAGATCGATGACCCGCTGGTAAAGCAGGAAGTCGATGAAGGCAAGCTGACGGGATTGAGCCTCGAAGGGCTTGGTTTCCGTCACCCAGTGGAGGTCTAGATGCCTAATCAAGTGACGGATGCCCGCGTGCGACGCGTAAGCCTGGTCGAGCGCGCGGCAACAAGGGACCCAAATAGCCCAACGCAACCTCGACGGATGCTGTTGTGGAAGTCCGAGGATGCACCCAACGATCCGGCGCTGCCGGGCGAGAAAGGAGGGTCAGCTATGACCCCCGAGGAAACGCAGGCGGCGCTAGTCAAGGCCGAAGAGGCCACCAAGGCCGCTGAGAAGGACCGGGACGAGGCCCTCGCGAAGGCGCAGGCCGCTGAGGACGCGAAGGCCGAGCTGGAGAAGCAGGCTGGTGGCGGCAAAGCGAAACCGGCCCCGAAGATGGACGACGACGAGGACGACCCGGACGACCTCTCCAAGGCTGACCTTCCGGAGGGTGTGAAGGCGTATCTCCTGAAGCGTGACGCCGAGGTGGCTGAGCTTCGCAAGGAAGCCGAGGTCAACAAGGAGCGTGCGGAGTCGGCGGAGGAGATCGCTAAGAGTGAGCGTGAAACGCGTGTCGAGGCCGAGTTCGTTGACCTCGCCAAGAGCGAGCTTCCGCACATGGGGGACCCGGAGGTCGTCGGTAAGCGCCTGAAGAAGTTCTCCGAGACGCTGGAGAAGGCGGACTACGACGGGTATTTCCGCGAACAGTCCGCGATCAACGAGCAGCTCCGTAAGGGCTCGATTGAGGCGGAGTATGGGCGTAGTGGCCAGCGTGTCACGTCCCCGTCTGGCCCCGGCCTGCCGGAAGCCATGCAGAAGGCTGAGGAGCTGCAGAAGTCTGACCCGAACATGTCGAGCGCTGAGGCTTTTCGTCGCGCGATGCGTGACCCTGCCGTGGCGGCCCAGTACGAGAAGGAGCGTGCCGGGGTCTAACCCGGCCGTCCCGTCTCGTCCCTAATAGAAAAGGAGCGGCCACCATGGCCAAGTCAAACGTAGACCCGCATGCGCTGAAAGCGGTGAAGTCGGCTACGAACCTGCTGGAAAAAGAATTCTATTTCGCGAAGCTCACGTCCACCGGCGAATGCGAATTGGCCGGTGCGGGTGAAGCGGGTTATGCGATCACCGAAGGCGCGGAAATCGGCGGGTACTCGACGCTGGTGTTCGGTGCGGAGCGTCAGAAGGTGATCATCGGCGGTGCTATCGCTGTCGGGAACCAGCTTGAAGTGAACAGTGAAGGGAAGGCCATCAAAGCATCGAATGGCCTAGTCGTTGGCGTGGCCCTTGAAGCGGGCGTGGCAGGCGACATCGTTGAAGCGCTTGTCTGCCCACCTGTGACAACGGCCTAGGCCCGAGTCCTTCCAGAAGATATAGAAAGGATGATGGCTAATGCCAGCTGAGATTGGTCTCTCAAGCGTCCATATAAACCGGTGGGCGACAAACTTCGCTATCCGCTACCGGCAGGAGAAGGACGAGTTCATTGCGCTGCAGGCCTTTCCGCAGATCCCTACGGATACGGCGTCTGATGACTACCTCGTGTTCCTGCGGGATGCGTGGATGCGTAACGACTTCCCGCGAAGGGGTATGAACGAGGAGCCTGCGTACGATCAGTACGGCACGGAAACGAAGAAATTCTCGTGCACGGAGCGGGCGTTGCAGTATCGCCTGGATGACAGGATCAAAAAGAACGCGGATGACCCGGTGCACCCGGATCTCCGGGCGACTGAATTCCTGGAGGAACGTGCCCTGATCGGCATGGATGCGGAATGGTGCTCGCAGTATTTTGAACCGTCGTTGTGGAAAACGACGTGGGAAGGTACCTCCGGTACCGCGTCGGAATCCGGGAAGACCTACGAACAGTTCAACAAGGCAAAAACGGAACCCGTGTTGTTCTTCGGGAGCCGTGCGGACGAAATGCAGGAAACGACGGGGCGTCGCCCGAACATCCTCGTGCTTGGCGCGAAGGCGTACACGGGGCTGCGCAACAACGAAGAACTGTTGAACCGCATCAAGTACATCTCGCAGAACGAACCGGCCCTGGTGGGCCGCCAGGCGATGGCTGCCGCGTTCGAGGTCGACAAGATCATTGTCGCTCGCGGGATCTACAACGAAGCGCTTGAGGGTGCTCCGGCGAACCTCAAATTCATCGCGAACCCGAAGGCGGCGCTGCTGGCGTTCGCGCCGTCTGGGCCGTCGATCGATACACCGTCGGCGGGGTACACGTTCGCGTGGACGAACCTCGTACCGGGTGTGTCTAACGCTACGGCTGGCGTGATCTACTCCGGGCGCCTGGACAGGTCATGGACGGACTGGTATGCGATCCGGGCGGCGTATGACATGAAAATCACGGCGTCGGACCTCGGGATGTTCTTCTCCAAGGTTGTGGCGTAGGGGCGTCGTGGCGACTGGCTACGACGAGTCGGCTCTCTCGTTCGACCTTGCCGTGCTGCTCACGCAGTTCGCTTCGGTCGAACGAGACCAGGCCGAACCTGGCCTATATGGGCAGGAGAGCAAAGCCGAATACGAGGTCGTAGCGCAGATACCTTGCCGGTTCTCGTGGTGGCGTACCCAGTCGGGTCGCAGCACATCTAGGGAATGGGCAGAGCCGCAGTCACGCATCTTCTACACGGGCGGGGTGTTGACCATGGAAGCGGGCGCTGATATTCAGGACGGGGATCATGTTGGGGCGATCCTCGAAAACGGTGAGGTCGTGGTGCAGGGGCCGTTTCAGGTGTCGAGTGTGCAGGCTTGGGAAGACCACACGGACGTGCAGTTGACGCGGCCTGCGGCGGAATGATGCAGGGCAGGAGGGTCGGCGACGGTGAGATGCGTGGCTCGGCCTGTTTCGAGTCAGGCGCATATGGCCGGGTGCTGAGCGACGGGGAGTGGATCTGGTATGCCCGCACGCCTAACGGCCTGCTGGGTGATCTCACGCCCCACGAGGTCGTTGAACATGAGGACGGGACCATCTCCGTCAACCCATCAATTGAGGTATCGCCGCCGCCCGGCCGTGAAATCGAGATTGCGGATGATGACGCCCTTATGCGGAGCGGGGGCCGCGAGGGCTACTGGCATGGGTTCCTTGAGCGCGGTGTTTGGAGGTCTTGCTGATGCCCTTGGTTGGCTTTGAGTGGAACGGCGACGAGGTTTTCGAGCGCGTCAAGGCCGCTGCCGTGGTGGGGGTGCAGCGGACCCTTGAGGTGGCGTCGGAGCAGGCCAAGACCGCCCACAAGTGGGTGTCTAGAACGGGAGCCCTTGAGGCGTCTATCGGGGTGTTGGAGCCTGCGCACAGCGACGGCCTGGTGGTAAAGGGCGCGTTCGGTGCGTCGGCGCCTTACGCGTTGGATGTGGAGATCGGTACGAGCCGCATCGGGCCGACCACATTCCAGCGTGTCGCGGGGTCTGCCGGCTGGTGGACGATTCCGGGGCCTGCGCCGGCTCCTGGGGTGAGTGTGCGGCAGTCCTTTACGATCTTGCCTCCTGGTGGGGGCTATGGCTTTACGACGCTCCACAGGCCCTCTACGGGGACAGGGCCACTAACGCCTATGCGTGCATACATCCGTCCAGCCGGGTACACGCAATTCCCGTTGCTGCCTCTGCGCATAGCTGAGGCGTTTCAGGAGGGGTTGTGAGTGCGGCTAATCCCGGCCTAGCCGTTGCCGCGTACCTCACCGCCAAGCTCGAAGGCAAGACCGAAGGCACCGTGAAGGAAGGCTTGCGCGTCTTCTATCCGCGTCTGCCGACCGAAGAACAGGCGAACATGCCGGAACGTGCGGTGGTGGTGTCCAGGGCGGGCGGGTCGCAGATGCTCTCAGCGACGTTCCTACCGATTGTGGACGCGATCTTGGATGTGCTGTGTTACGGCTCCACGCTGTTTGAGGCGGACACGTTGGCGGACGAAGTGATGTTGGCGCTGCAGAACCTGCGCCTGTCGAAGTGGGAAGGTGTCGTGTTGAAGTGGGCGCGGATTGCTGCTGCCCCGGTCGCGGAAGTTGATCCGCATACGAACTGGCCGGAATCTTTGGTGGTGGTGCAGGTCATGCACAACCGGGAAGGAAACTGAGCATGCTCTACATCGAAAGCCCGGACGGGCCGCTCGAAAACCAGATCATCGGCGGGGTGCCCGTGTTGGCGGATAACTGGGGTTTCGGGATTGACGAACTGGGCCGCCCGTACTTCGACACGGGGTTCGCTTCGTCGGGCCAGCAGGCGTATCTGCGGCTCATCGGAGGTCGTGTCGCGATCATCGGGCAGTCTCATTTCCTCGGGGCTCGTTTCGAGGGCGCGCCGATGCGTCCGAACCCTCCAGGGCATGCTCTGAACGCTGGTTTTGTGGGTAGGCCGTTGCCGCCGATGCCGTCGGTGTGCGTGAGTCGAGAGCGACCCCCTCGTGATGCTAGGCCCTTGCGTGCGGACCCTCCGGGGTGGTATGAGCGCCCGAGACGGTCTCGGGACCCGCGCCCGTTGCCTCGGATGCCCCTCGGATGGTACGAGCGCAGCAGGGTGATCGGGGATGCGCGTCCGTTGCCCGGGATGCCTCCAAACCGTGGGAGTGGCGCTGGGTTCGCGGGGCACCCTTTGCCCGTGATGCCGCCTAACCAGGCGGTCGATAGCGCCTTCCAGGGAGAGCCGATGCCTGCCAACCCACCAGGGCGTGCTCCTGGCGCGGACTTCACGGGCACCCCAATGCCTCCGATGCCAGCTAACCGCGCCGCCTTCGGGCCGCTAGAGAGGACGAACGATGGGTGAACGTAAATATCTCGCTCTCGCCAACGAAAACGGGGAAGTAGAACTGCCGAGTTCGGTGGGCACCGCTAGAGCAAGGGAGGGCTAGAGATGGCGTGGACGTATAGCGAAGATCCGATGACGAGCACGAAGGACGCGGTGCGGTTCGAGATTCAGGACACGAACCCGGCCGCCCAGTTGCTCTCCGACGCTGAGATCAGCTACGCCCTCACCGTCGAAGGGGTCAACAGTCCTGAGAACTCCAACCAGTATGAAGTGCTCGAAGCGGCAGCGCACTGCATGGAAGCGCTCGCCCGGAGGTTCGCGGCGTTGGCGGACCGCCAGTCGGGGACGTTGAAGATCGGCTCGACTAAGCGTGCGGAGCAGTACGCGGAACGCGCCGCTGAGCTACGGCTGCGTGCCCAGGAACTCCATGCTCCGTATGCGGGTGGGATCAGCCGGTCGGAAAAGGTCGCTCAGGCGCAGAACCCGAACCGCGAAGGGTCAATGTTCCGTCTCAGGCAGTTTCAGGGGCGTCGTGGGGGCGGCTGGGGCGGCTGGGGATGGGGCGGCTGGTAGTGCGAGTCATCCTGTACCCCGCCGACGAAGGTGGCTGCGCCTATGTTCGTTGCGAGCAGCCGCTACGGACATCTGGTGTGGACGGCGAGATACGAATGTCGGTCGAGATGATCGGCAGAGGCATCCGGGAACACCGAGGCACAGCGGTCCTGCGCGAGCGGATCGTAGAGCGTATGGTCGCCCCGGTCGATGCGGACGTGGTGGTGTTTCAGCGTCCCCCGCACCGCGACACGATCAGCTTCATCGAGCAGTACCAGCGCATGGGGGTAGCGGTCGTCGTGGACGTGGACGACGACCTGCGCGCAGTGCACCCACAGAACGCCGCCTACCCTCTGCACGCAGGGCTGGTGCATCCCGATGTGCACGCTAAGTTCACGGCCCGGTGCTGTGCCCTTGCTGATCTTGTGACGGTTAGTACGCCTGCGTTGGCTGAGCGTTACGGCGCACACGGCCGCGTCGCTGTCCTGCCGAACGCGGTTCCTGCCGCGATCCTTGACTACCCGAGCCTCTCAGACGGGCACACCATCGGGTGGGCAGGGCGCGTCGCAACACACCCCGGAGACTTGGAGGTCACTCGCGGCGGAGTGGGGGAAGCTCTCGATGACTGGCGCTTTGAGGTCATCGGAGAGGCAGCAGGCGTACGTGAGGCCCTTGGCCTTCCGGGTGAGCCCGATGAGACGCCGTGGATCGAGAGCGTCGAGGACTACCATCTCGCGCTCGGCCGTCTGACCGTAGGTATCGTGCCTCTCGGGAATACTGCCTTCAACGCTGCGAAGTCCTGGCTAAAGGGGTTGGAGATGGCTGCTCGGGGCGTCCCCTTCGTCGCTTCTCCACGTGTTGAGTATTCGGCGCTTGGGCTAGGCATCCTCGCGGCTGACCGCTCCCGCAACTGGCGTTCAGCCGTCAGGCAGCTCATCGCCGACGAGAGTTTGCGCTACGAGATGGCCGAGCAGGGTCGAGAGGTCGTGCGATCCCGGCACCTTTACGAGACGCGAGGTCCCGACTGGACAGAGGCGTGGTCGCAGGCAGTAGCCAACAGGCATGCTGCGACCCGCAAGGCCGCATGAACCCCACGTGCTTTCTGCATATCTGGACACCCGGCGCATGGCAGGAGCCCGTCACGGAGGTCCTAGCCGCCCTGCACGCCAGCGACTTCCCCGGCACCATCCATGTTGGTCTTGTAGGGCCACGGGAAAGTCGCCTAAGGGCCTTGAACGCTCTCGGGGAGGTAGAGGTAGCCGCAGAAGCTGATTCGGGCTGGGAGCAGGTCACGCTGGCCGCGCTGTACGAATACGCGCAGACGCATGACCAGCCGATCCTCTACGCCCACACCAAGGCAAGCTCGGACCCGAGCCCGTGGAAGGTCGCTTGGCGCCAGTCGATGATCGCCCACGTCGTCACACGATGGGCAGACGCCTTGCGTGGGATCGAAGCGGGGGCCGACCTGGCTGGCGCTCACTGGATTGACGACGGCACCCCACCACACTTCAGCGGGAATTTCTGGATGGCGTCAGCCGCGTACCTGCGTACACTCCCGCCATGCGCGACAGGAGATCGAATGGACGCTGAGTTTTGGGTTGGGCAGAACGAGCCGAGCACTTTCAACATGCGTAGGGGCAACCCGATGGGCATGTTCCGGTGAGCGTCGTCGCTTTCTACCACGCCTATCTAGACAACGACGTGTGGCCGGGGATGGTCACCGAGTACCGAAGGGCGCTGAGCGACTTTCATGGGGAGGTCATCGTCGGAGCTGCTGGCGGCCCGGTTGCCCAAGAGAGGCTTCGGGACATGCTGGGGGACACCGCGACGGTCGTGACGGTGGACCCAACCTCTGAGCGCGGCACGATGGAACTGGTGCGGGCGTGGGCACTCACGTATCCCGAGGACGCAATCTGTTACGCCCATACCAAGGGTGCATCGCAGCCCACGGAGTTCAACGATCGCTGGCGGCGCTCGATGACGCACCATGTGGTGGAGGGTTGGGAGCATTGCCGCAACGTCCTCGAAGAAGGCTATGACGCTGTGGGGTGCCACTGGCTGCACCCGGACGTGTTCGGGGAGGCGACGATGGGCGCCGTCCCGTTCTTCGGCGGTAACTATTGGGTCGCTCGCTGCGACTACCTGCGCACCCTGCCGCCTGTTTCTACGGAGGACAGGTGGGCTAGCGAGCGGTGGATCGGCCTCGGTAACCCGAAGGTGAGGGACCTTGCTCCGGGGTGGCCAGGCGATGGGGTGTTCGCGGTGGCCGTGTGATGTGGCGCTGCGACAACCCCGAGTGCGGGAAGCTGTCCACCGGTTTCCACAGCTACTGCGAGTATTGCGTGAACGCGGGATGGCTACAAGGCACGCTGGTCCCCGTGCCCAAGCAGCGCAAGCTTCGTCGCTTCGTTGTGCGCGACGGGGAACTACTAGGCGAAGTCAAGCCGCTCTTCCGCAAGCAGGCCACATGATCGCGCTCATCACGGGTTCGGAGGGCAGCGTAGGGAAAGCCCTCGCACCCGTCCTGGGGGCCCGTGGCGACACGGTGCACGGTCTGGACATTCTGACGGGCCTGGACATCCTTGACGAGCTGGCGCTCAAGTCTGCGCTGCAACTGGCGGAGCCCGATGTGATCTTCCACTGTGCTGGCGCTAAGCACGCCCCGGAAGGCGAGGTAGAGCCCTGGGACGCGACCCGCATCAACGTGGAGGGGACGCGTAACGTCCTCCAGGCGGCTCCTGCGGGCTGCCGTGTCGTCCTGACGTCTACCTGTAAGGCGTGCAACCCCGAGACGGTGTACGGGGCCACAAAGCTCATTGCAGAGCGCCTGATGTTGAACGCGGGGCAGAGTGTCGCCCGGTTCTACAACGTGCGGGAAGCCTCCGGCAACGTGTTCGAGATATGGGCCCGGATGCAGCCACCGCTGCCCGCGACTAGCTGCTACCGCTACTTCATCACGATGCCGCAGGCTGTGGCACTACTGCTGAAGGTTGCGCAGATGCCGTCCGGCCGCTACACCCTGGACCCTGGAGAGCCCGTCTGCATGATTGACGAGGCAGCCGCACTAGTCGGCAGGGACAACGTGGAGATCATTCCGCCAAGGCGTGGGGATCGGCTGAGGGAGCCCCGCATCGGCGGCGGCGAGTCGCTGGTGCCGCTTGAGGGTGGCGTAGAACGCATCTACAGCAAGCACGACTGAGGGAGGGGCAAGTGTTCGTCTCATATGGGGGTGGCATTCACCCCACGGCGATCGTCGGCGATCCCCCGGAGGGTCGGGAGTGGTCGCCTGAGCAGCCCCTATTCCTCCCCGTGATTGATCCTACGGCTAGGGTCGAGGCGTACGCCACGGTGGACGCAGGCTACGAGCGCTCTACACGTATCGGCGCACGGTCTTGGACGATGCGCAAGGTGCATATCGGGCACGATGCCTTGATAGGCGAGGACGTAGAGATTGCCCCAGGTGCCGTCATCTGCGGCCTTTGCGAGATCGGAGACGGGGTACACATCGGTGTGAACGCGAGCATCCTCCCGATGCGCAAGGTGGGTGCCGGGGCGAGGATCGGTGCGGGCGCTGTCGTGACGCACGACGTGCCTGCTGGTGAGACATGGATTGGGAATCCCGCGAGGAAGCTCGAGAAGCCCGAACAGGTCACGCCCGCCGCCTGGACGCCCGTATGAGGAACCACCAGGAGGGGCCACAGGAGACGGTCCCGCTACTGGAGCGGCTCGTCAGCGAAGTCGCCTACAAGCCCGGCTGGAGCTTTGAGCTATGGGACGGCGAGCGCCGAGGCGAACACTACGTCGGCAGCGTGGGCCTCACGCTCTCCATTCGGGCGCAGGTGTACGACAGCAAGGCGGGCGACACCGTAATTAGCCCTACCCAGGTAGGCGTCCACCACATCATGCCCGTCCCGGTAGCTACCTGGGATCGCCGCACGTGGGAGCGGTGGGTGCTCGACCAGATCCTGCTTGTGGAGCGTCACGAGGCGATGGAGTTCTACCGCGTCGGCGCCCGCACACCCTACTTTCCTGCTCACGGGCCTAACGGCGGCGACCCGTACGAGATCCGCGAAAGTGGCTGACCTGCCGAAGGTCAGCGTCATCGTCCTGGCGCACAACTACGGCCGATTCCTCGGAGAGGCGGTAGAGGGCCTGCTTAGCCAGGACTACGCGGGCGAGGTGGAGCTGATCGTGATAGACGACGGCTCCACGGACGACACGCGCCAGGTCGCCAGCACCTACCTTGAGCGTTCCCCCTGCGTGCGCTACATCTACCAGGAGAACCAGGGTGTCGCCGGAGCAGCCAACACCGGCCTCGCCGCTGCGACCGGCGAGCTGATCGCCTTCCACTCGGCGGATGACGTGGCGCTGCCAGGGAAGCTCCGTAGGCAGGCCGAGATCCTCGCCACGCGCCCCGAGGTGGGGCTTGTGTACGGGGACATGGCTGTCACAGACGCCCACCTGAACGTCATCACCCCGTCGTTCTGGGAGAGCCAAGGAATCGTGCCCGTAAGGGGCGACGCCCTTGAGCGGGCGATGATCGGACCGTTTGTCTCAGGGGGCACGATGATGTTCCGCGCCTGCTACCGCGACGGCTTCTACCCGCTGCCCGATTGGGCGCAGTGGGAGGACTGGTGGATCACCGTGCATGTCGCTGCGCTTGCGGAGTTCGAGTACATCCCCGATGCGCTGATTTTGTACAGGCAGCACGGGGCGAACATGATCCTCGGCGGCACCCCCGACCTCACGCCAGGCGTACGGATGCACGAGTACATCGCCGAGAACCGTGACAGGCTGCTCGCCGCACGAACGTCCCTCCAGTAAAGGAGAACCCCATGCCTTCACCAGTTGGCCCGAATGCACCGAACCGGGCGTTTGGAACGACGCCCCCGGCAGAGCAACAGCCGGAGCCTACGCCCGAGCCGCAACAGCCCGAAGCGTGGGCGCCAACAGTCCTGACACCCCCCGTCCCGGACGGCGCAGTGCCGTTCGCCACCGATAACCCGCCTGCTCTCGCTGGCGGCAGCAACACCACCAACACGGATAGGCAAAGCCCCACCGAGGACATAGCCGCCGCCACCGCCGATCCGACAGGAGAGCACGATGGCTCAGGAATCACAGGAAGTCATAGTAGAAACGTTTGAGGCGTATGTCGCGCCCGTAGCAACCGCTTTCCCTGCCTGCAGCGCCACCCCCGCAGGGGAATGGAAACCAGTCGGGAAACAGGGCACCGACAGCTACTCAGAAGCCGGTGCGACCGTCACGATGGCGCAGACGACCGCACAGTTCACCCCAGCCGGTTCCCCCAGGCCCCGGAAGGTGTGGCGTACCGAACACACGTGGATGGTCGCGTTCGAAGTCGCGGACCTGACCCCCGAAACGCTGGCGCTGTTGATGAACAACGCGTCCGTCACGGGTGGGGCGGAAAAGAAGGTGAACCTCGCGATGGGGTTCTCGATGCACCTCTTCTCGCTGCTGCTGAAGGGGCCGTCACCGTTGAACGAAGGCAAGTTCTCCCAGTTCGAGGTCGCGTCGTGCTACCAGACGGCGAACCCTGCCCCGAAACTCGCGCCTAAGGGCGGCCCGGCGTACCTCGCTGTGCAGTTCACCGCCGTCGAAGCAGAAATCGGCAAATGGGTCGAATTTGTCACCGAATAAGGTGAACGCGGAGACGGCACAGGCGCAGGCTGTTGAGCTTCAGGACGCCGCACGTGAGCATAAGCGTGCGGCGTCTTTCCACAAGCGCGCCCTGCACCGGAAGATGGCGAGCCTCACAGAACTGCAGCGGGCGTGTGCTCTCGCGGGCATCCCGCTACGGATACAAACCAACACTCACGAAGTCCCAATAGGAGGACAAGGTGACACCAGCCACAGAGACGGACCCCAAGACCCCGACGGACAGTAAGGACGTGCCGCAGGACGACGCGCCACTACTGGACCTCTCCGAGTCACTACAGCGCGCAGTCGTGGTAGGCCCTGACGGGAAACCGTACGAGCTTCGCACCCCGGAAGAGTTCAGTGTCGAGGACGAGCACCTTTTGCGTACCGAACTTGAACAGTTCAGTGCGCTACAGCAGAAAGGCGCTCTCGATAAGAAGGAGAACGCGAAACTACGGTTGCGTCTCGACACGGCGTTCGACCGTCTCATGGACGCGACAGATGCCGAGAAGGCGCAGTTCAACGACCGTCTGCGTCAGCGGGTGCTCCTGTTTTTTCGGACACAGTGGGCGCAAGAAGACCTCGCGGCGGTCAAGGAAGCACAGAAGCAGCTAGAGAGGGGCGCGGAGGACAGCTCGACTACGGAGAGCTGATCCCGCGCCTTTCGCGTTTCTACCCTCAGTGCCCTCACCCTTCGGGTAATTGGCTCAAGGTGGAACTGCGTCTCTTTCGGGTGTATGTGGCGGCTCTCCCGAAGCTGAAGGCTGAAGAGACGCTTGCCGCAGTCCAGATCGGTCACGCCTATGTGGAAAGGCCGATGTCGAAAGAGGCACGCGGCCCGTACATCGCTGCGTTGGAGAAGGCCCAGTCGGGTGGGGGTGCGCGTCGTCTCGACAAGAGTGCCCTGGGTCGTATCCAGACCATGCTGCCTGTCCGCAAGGTTGGTGTCGCAGCCGACGATTAGGTGAAGGGAGGTGACGCCACATGACCGATGGGATCTCACTCGGCTCCGCAACCCTAGGCCTTGAGGCTAGCTTGGTCCAGTTGCGGGCGGACCTTGACGATGCCCTAGCGCGCGTTACGGCGAAGACTGCCGAGATGCAGCGCGTGCTCGACACCCTGCACGTAGGAGTTGAGGGTGGCCTCCTCGGTGCAGGGCTCGACAGTCACGCGGGCGCTATCGGGTGGTGGAGCGCGGCTCAGGATACGGCCCTAGCGAGTGTCCGTCGCTCCATCGAGGAGACGGACGCGGCGTATGTGGGGATGGCGGTCACGGCGGATGACGCTGCGGACATTCAGGTCGCCGCGTCGGGACGGGTAGTCGCGGCATACGCAGTCCAGGCCGCTGCTGCGAAAGCCGCTGCTGATGCGGAGGAGGCTGCTGCGGGCCGCTCGGCGTTGGCTAGGTCGATCCTGGGTGGTATCGGGGGTCACGGGGCGCTCCGTGACGTAGCAGCTACCTCCTCTGATACCGCGATTTGGGGTGTGCGGGGTCCTACGCCTCACCCGTTCTCCGCGACGAACCCGGGCACGGTCGTTATCGCGGCTGCGGACCGTACGCCGCTGGGGTCTCTCGCTGCTGCTATCGGCGAGGATGCTCAGAGCGGTGGCCCGGAGTCCCTGTCGGTCAGTACGGAACGGAACAACACCCGGACGGTTGTGGGGGAGACCCCGCTTGCGGAGCAGCAACGCCAGAAGGGCGCTGTCCCTGCGCTGATCGGCTTGGACGCTCAGCGTCAGCAGGTGATGGAAGGCTCGTTGGCGCGGGCTCTTACGGCCCTGGAGGCTGCTCAGCGGCCGTCTGCGGGCAAGGCGACGACTATCGCTGGGATCACTGAGGAGGACCAGAAAGTCGCGGACGCGACAGGCTCTGCTGTCGCTGATGCTTTGGCTGTGGAGGCGGCTAAAGCCCTCCCCGCGAATCTGGCGCCGGGGCAGGTAGCCAAAGGCGGCTCCGCCTACCGTGCGGCCTACGAAGCGCTCGGATACACGGTCGCCTCTCGGGTGGCTGGTGGTCCTGGGCGTCTTTACGCTCCCGGCGGAGAACCCGGCACAGGGAACTATGGGCTGACGACTGAGGCGGCGTTGCTGGCCGCGCAGAAGGCCGAAGATGCGAAAGCGGAGGCGGATGCGCTCGCGGCGTTCCTGGGCCATCCTTACGGTGCTGGAGCGGTCGGTATCCCTGGGTTGGGGCCTCGGTCGGGCCTGAGTGCTCTCGGCCCGGACATGGCAGCAGCGCAGGCGGCGCTATACGAGCCTGAGAAGGCCGCTGCTGCCACGGGAGCCGCTGGGGGTAGTGGAGGTGGGGGCGGGGTCCCTCCGTGGCTTACGGCGCTCTTGTGGGGCCACGGAGGGGGAGGTGGCGGCGGGGGCGGCTATGTCGGTGGCGGCATCCTGGGGCGTGCCGCTGTCGGTGCGGCAGGCATCGGTGCGGGTATCGGCTCCCTCGGGTCGTTCGCTGGGTTCGGGCCGGAGCACATCATCCTCACGGCAGGCGGGATCGTCGGCTCGGGTGTCGCTGCTTTGGGGGGTGGTGCGCTGCTCGGTGCTGGCGCGGCCGGGAAGCTCGGGGTCGGCATGGGCTCCGATGCTGTCGTGGCGTCCTCCACGATCGCGGACACCAAGCAGCTCTACACGGCGTATGAAGCGGTCAACAAGGCCGTACGGGTGTATGGCAAGGACTCTGAACAGGCGAAGGAAGCGACGAAGGAACTGAACAATGTGTTCTCGGAATTGGGGAACACGGCTGGGGTGAAGGCTGAGGCTGGGGTCGCAAAGGCCGCGATGTCCCTTAACGAATACTGGGACAAGCAGACCTCTCAGGCGCGGGTGCAGGCGTCGAAGATCGGGATGCAGCTCCTGGAACTCGACAAGGCGTATATCCCGCTGGTGGCGCGGGCTGCTACGGAAAACTTCTCGGTCATCAACAGCACGATCAAGCCGCTCCTGGCTTGGTTGAAGGGTCCCGAAGGTATGGGGATCTTCCTTCAGCTTGAGAGCGAGTTCAAGAACGAGATCCCGACCGCGATGGCAGCGCTCACGCAGGGCTTTGAGTTCTTCGCGAAGACCGTCGCCTACACCGCTCCGTTGACAGGAGGGTTCCTCAGAGACCTCGACAAGTTCTTCACGAAGTGGAACACCCCGAGCGAGTTCTCGGTGTGGGAGGGCGAGATGAACCGCCTCATCGCCGACTTTCATGTGTGGGGCGCGTTCGTGAAGATCCTCGCGGCTGACCTGTTCGACTTGTTCGATAAGGATGCGCACACAGGCGAGGGGATCATCGAAGCGCTCACGCACATGCTGGACAAAGTTCACGAATACGAGAACTCGACTGCCGGTAGCGCCGCGATCAAAAACATCTTCACGGTCCACAAGGAAGAGGCCATCGCGCTGCTCGACGCGCTGGTGCCGCTGATCGCCAGCTTCTCGCACATCTACACAACGATCTCCCCGCCGCTGGTGCACGCTGTCACCGATATCGCGGAAGCGTTCACGAAAGTCGTGACGGCGATCGAGAAAGCTGGTGCGCTCGGGACCTGGTTGATCGGCTTGACGTTGATCACGGCGAAGCTCAAAGTACTCGTCCCGCTCCTGAAGGCAGCGGGTGTCGAGACGGGGCTGCTGACTGCGGAGGAGGACAAGAACGCGGCGGCAGGTGGCCTGGATGCAGCGGCACAGGGCGGACTCGCGGGAACGACAGGCATAGCGGGTGCCAGCGCATACGAGAGGGCTATGGCGGCGCAGGAGGGCTCCGATATGCTCGCCGCTGGCGGCTTGACCGCCGAGGGAGGTGGCCTCGCTGCTCTTCTCAGCAAGAGCAACCTGCTGAAAGCAGGAATCTACGGTGCTGGTGGCCTCATCGGTGGCAGCCTCCTAGCAAGCGCAACTGGCGCGAAAGGCACACTCGCGAGCGGCCTGCAAGCAGGCGGTGCGGGTGCGGGCGTGGGCTTCGTCCTCGGGCCTGCGGCGGGTGCCCTGATCGGCACGACGATTGCCCCTGTCGTGGGGACCGCGATCGGTGCGGCGTTTGGGTTCGCGGCCCCCTATCTCATCAAGGGCATCGGTGACCTGTTCTCCTCGGGTGAGCCCGCGTTCAAGAAGGAAGCGGAGAAGACCGCGAGCGCCGTCAACGCGCTGAGTAAGGGTCTGCTCGGCAGCAAACCGCACGAAGCCGCGATCACGCACGCGCTGGAAGCGGCCCACGAAGCGGGACAGTCCACCGTGCGTGGCATCGTGACCGGGCGTGGCAGCGAGAGTCTCGTTGGCGTGAGGGCGAACCTGGCGGGGCAGGCCCGCGACTACCGCAAGGCCGGTGAAGAAGCGGGCAGGGAATACGTCGAAGCGTTCCAGCACGTCCGGTTCCCGAGCCGCCTCGGGTTCCTCACCTCGGTCGAACATGAACTCGCGAAGCTGCCTCAGCAAGCGCAGGGCGAGGCAGCGAAGACGATGCTCGCCTATGCCGCGAAGCTCGAATCCGAAGGGCGCCTGCCGAAGGGCGCGGTCGCCGGGTTTATCACTGCCCTGGAGCAGAAATTCTCAGGGCTGACCGCCTACCTCGAAGCGCACGGGTCAGCGACCTCTGCCGCGCTAGCGAAAGCCTACGATCTCGAGCACGCCAAGGCGACAGTGACGACGGGCCTCACCGAAATCGAACAGGCATTTGGCGTGAGCTTCAAACATACCGAGACGGGCACCGAGAACGCCCTGAAATTCCTGCAGACGATCTTCGCTAACAACAAGGGGCCAATGGGTGAAAAGGCCCGCGAACTCATCAGTGGCCTAGTCCCCGCGTTTGAGACAGAATGGAAGGCCGCTAGCGAACTCAACGCTAGGGAAATCGCGAGCATCAACAAGGAACTGAATTCGGAGATCAAGCAGCTCGGCGGCTCAGAAATCCGGGCAGGGTTCGGCGGCCAGACAAAGCCGGGTGCGCCGGTCGAAGGCAAAGGCACCAACCTCCGCAACGAACCCACCCCGTTCGGGAAGGCTCAGGGCGGACTGCTGCAGATCGGGCAGCCAGGCGATGCTGGCCACGACACGGTTGGCTTGAACGTCGGGGGCCTGCCGATAGCGGTCGGCGCTGGCGAGCAGGTAGCTGTGTTCAACCGTCACCAGCAGCCGATCGTGAACGCCGCCCTGGAACACATGGGCTACGGCGGGCTTCCCGGCTTGTTTGGCGCGGTGACCACCCCGAACTACATGGCTTCTGGGGGCCTGATCCCCGATGTGGTGCAGGCGGGGCTCTCAGACGTACGTAAGGCCGGGAAGGCCAAGATCGCTGGCCTGCACTCCGCGGGCATGGGTGGTGGCTCTCTTGGCGGCGCGTCGTTCTCCGGTGACTGGGTGCAGGTCATGCGAGGCATCGCCAAAGAGGAAGGCTGGAGCCTCGCGGACTGGGAAAAAGTGGTGGCCCGCGAGTCCGGTGGTGTCGTCAGCATCAAAAACCCGTCCAGCACCGCGTTCGGCCTCGGGCAACTGGAGAGTATGAACTGGGCGGCCTACGGCGGTGGGCCTGGGTCGAGCGGCGTCGAACAGATCATCGCTATGGCGAAGTACATCAAGGCCACGTACCGCAACCCCACGGCTGCGTGGGCAAGCGAGACGAGCCGTGGCTTCTACGGCCTCGGGGGCCTGCTCGGGTTCGCCTCGGGTGGCCTGCTGAGCTTCGCGGGTGGAACCCACAACGTGTTCGACACTGCTGGGAAGGTCAAGTCCAAGAAGGCGAAACCGCTCCCTCATCCCGTGGACGCATGGAAGGTTCACCCGTTCCAGAAAATCAAGCCGCTCGCGACCACATGGTGGGGGCAGGGCTTCTACGACCAGCTGAACGGCCTCTTGGGCGAAACGGGTGCTGTGGCAGACCTCACCGAACAGTACGAACTGTCGAGTAACGCGGCGGAACTAGCGCTCCAGGCGGCACCCCACGGCGGGGAATTCATCTACACCCCGAGCGAATCGGGGGGCGGCTACTACTCGGCGTACACGGGTCCGACGGCGAACCTCGCGAACACGTCGTCCTCATCGTCGGGTGGGAACCCTGAAATCTTGTGGGGGAACGTCGAACTACGCCAGCACCAGCTCGAAGGGCTCATCGGGACCGAGAACAGTCTGCTAGGGGATTTGAACACCGCATGGGGACTATCGAGCACAGTGCTGCAGGCGGCAGAGGAAGGCAGCAAGGAACGCGCGAAGGCGATCCTCGAACTGAAGGCGAAAATCCAGGCGAACCTCAACAAGATCAAACGCCTCCACGAACACCGGCACGCGTTGGAAGTGAAACTGGCGAAAGTCCCGAAGGGCAAGAAGGCGACAGCAGCGGATCATGCGGAAGCCAAAAAGCTGGGCAGCGAAATCAACTCCACCGCCCAGCAGATCAAGTCCCTCGAAGCAGAAAACGTCCAGCTCGGGGGGAACGCGACCTCCATCGGGGACGCGGGGAAGATCGGGACTCTCGACACACAGGTCTCCGAACTCCATGCCGCCACGGAAACCGTCAAAGGGGATCAGCACACCCTGGGGGGGCTCACCGAACACGGCGGGTCGATGTTGACCGCCCAGCTGACGCTGCAGAAGCTCGGGGCGGAACTGACCGCTATCGGCGGCCCCGCGTTGGAATTGAAGCTCGCGGAAGCCAAAGGCGGCGGCACGGGGGAATCCCCGCTCGAACTGAAGGAACGCGAACTCGTGCAGGCGCAAGAACAGCTCAAAATCAAGACGGCCAACGAAAAGGTGCTGGAACAGTCTTTTAGCGTGTTCTCTGGTCCGGGCGACATCGGCCGGGGCGGCCTCAACGCCTATGCTGCAGCCGGGGCACGCGGCATGCTGATACCCGCCAGTTGGATTCCGAGTTTCGATGTCGGTGGCGTGGTCCCTGGGGCGAGGGGCGCACCAAGCCTAGCGTTGGTTCACGGCCAAGAGGAAATCCTCACTCCCGAGCAACGCGAATGGGGCAACGGTCCTCCGGTTCACTTCGAGCAGCACAACCACATGATGCACCCTTCCGATCCGGCGGTGCTCACCGAGATCGGGAAGGCTAGTGTGCGCGGGATGCGCTATCAGGGGTCTCGCCTAAGTAAGCGTCTAGCGCCGGGAGTGTGACATGGCCTTCAAGGAAAAGCTACAGATCGTGCAGGCGACCGCAGGAGCCAAAACGCTCACTACGGAACACGTGAAAGCGGGCACCACCGTCATCAAGGTGGGATCGACTGCTGGGTTCCCTCCCGCCGGGGAAGCGTACCTCGTCACAAGCCAGGCATTTAGCTATACCGGGATCAACGGTACGACGGAACTGACTGGTGTGACGGGGGTCGTGAACACGTTCAGCATCAACGTGTCCGTTACGGCACCGTACGAAACTCTGCTGAACCTGAACGATGCGGCGCACTTCTTCATAAAGAGCGGCAGCTTCAAGGTTGTCGCCCCTGTCACGACGCGGGTATTGGCGCAGGATCAGCGGCGTTGGGGTGGCGCACGCGAGGTTGGGGCTGTGAGCGAAAACGGGAGCGTGAACTGGGAAGTCGCTGTCGCGGGGACCACGGCCCAGGAAGCCATCGAAAAGGTAGAGACGCTCCTGGCGCAGCTCGAATCTAACCCTACTCAGCTTCTACTCCTTTGGCAGCCTGGGGAAGTGACGAACCCTACGTTGTATGAAATCAGGGGTGCCGGGCACTGGGAACCTAACTTTGAAAACGCGACGCTGGAAGGCGCGAACCTGTTCATGATCGCACTGGAAATCCCGGTAGGTCCCCTCGCGCAGGGACTGCCTGGGGTCGTGTATGTGAAATCGGGCCTGTTGCTCCCGGAAACAATCTCGCTGTCTGCGATCCCTGGGGATGCCCCCGCGTTGGCGGAAGTCAGTATCGAAACAGGGGAAGAACCGACGGCGGCTTTCATTACGGGGGCGACGAAACCCAGTGGGCTAGCGGTCGATAGCGAACACGTGTACTTCACGCAGCCATCCACCGGGTACATCGGGCGCTGCAAAGTCAGCGAACCCACGAAACCCGAACTGACGTGGCTGCACGCGGAAGGGGAACCCTACGGCGTGACCGTGGACGGTACGCATGTGTACTGGTCCAATCTCGCAAGCCCTTACATCGGACGTGCGACGCTAGCCGGGGGGACTATCGAAAAGACCTGGATCACCCTACTGCAGCCCTCTCCTGGGGTAGCCGTCAGCAGCACCCACGTGTACTGGTGTGGTGGGGGGTACGTCGGAAGGGCGACCATCGCAGGAGGCTCCGTCGAACAGCACTGGTTTGCCGCCAGTCCGACCTACGGGATCGCTGCGATAGCCGTAAACGCGGCGTCGGTCTACTTCAGCGAGGCGGAAACAGGAGTGGTGTCGCGGTTCACGGTGAGCGGTACGGGCCTTGAATCCTTCTCTGGTATCTCGGGGGCCGCCGGCTTGGGCCTCAGCATCTCCCAACTCTACTGGGCATCGCCAGGAGGCTCCAGTATCGGTCGAGCGACCCTAGGTGGTGCCGAACCACTTGGCTCCTGGGCTGCGGCCAGCGGAGAACCTGTCGCGGTTGCGGTGCAGGGTGAATACGTTTACTTCACAGCCCGCACGGCTGGGGCGATCGGCCGGGTAAGGATCGAACATTCGCCCGGCATATGGGCGCTCCTTGGGTGGGCGCCTAAGCCTTCCGCTGGGCTCGCCACCGCCCCCTTCGGACTGTTGGATAGCTCCACGGCCGTAGCAGTGTCCGGGTGGACCTACACCACGCAGACGGGGGCACGTGGAGGGAGCATGCTACATGCGAGCGAACGCAACGGGAGCGCCTATTGGGAAGTGGACCCCGCGACGATGACCCCCGACAGCTTCTCTGGGGAAATCGCTGTCGAGGTGTGGGCTAGGGTCATGTTGAGCGAACTTTTGAACGACGAAGAGGGCTTCCCGCACCCCCCGATGCTTGTCCTTTCCGCCCAGCCCCAGGACGGGGTAGGGTACGGCGCTCCACGCTATACCGACGAGTGGGGGTCCGCTGGGCGTAGCGTCCAGCTCCCCGAGGAAGAGGAACAGTTCCGCATCACCCGGCTAGGGACCCTGCACTTGCTGGTCAATCCGCTGGCTCCGCGTATCTGGAAGCTCTATGTCGAAGGGTACGCTCACGAAGCGGCACAGTGGGGCCTCGACTATCTGCTGTTGGTGCCCTCCTCGCAGCGTGCCTGCTCTCCGTCTAGCAAGCCCAATAACGCGGCCTACCCGAAGTTCATCGCGAACGTGGGCCCGACCGTCAAGACGGTCCAGTCGAACCTGTCGGCGGTCGTCGCGAAGCCGGGGAAGAATGGGCACCCCGATAACGGGCTCGGGGGGCAGTTGATGCAGTTGCCTGCGGGGGAAACGGAAATGTTCCTCAAGTTGAGTTCGATGGTTCCCGACGCGCCGGAAGTGACTACCGCTTCCGAGCAGCTGGCGTACGAATCCAAAGTGGTCGTGACCGTGACGCCGCGCTTTTATCTGACGCGCGTCTAGCCAGTATGCGCGAGCAGCAGCGCGATCACGACCCAGACCACGATGCAGAGGGGTATCCAGGCCAGGGCGTACGGGCTGCGCATCAGCCGGTCCCTGGTTCGATGCAGCCGCTTTCCGAGGGCGTCTTGCAGACAGGAAAACCACCTTCGGTGTGTCGTTCTTCGCCTTCTTCGGCTGCGAGTGTCTTGGCTTCTTCGGTTTCTTCGGCTTTCACGACGGCGGGTTCCTGGCGTTTGCGTTCTTGTTCTTCGGCTTCGACCAGCGCGGGGTGTTCGCAGTAGCGTTCTTTCCCGAGTTTGTTCGCCCCTCCACACACGATTTCGTGCGCTATGGAGCTGGCTTCTCGCTGAGCGGGCGTCGGACCTGTACTGCCGCACCCTGCGAGGGCTAGAGCTATGAAGGTCACAGGGATCAAGAAGAGGCGCCGAGCCGACAGCCGTGAGGGCCATCGACTCGACGCGCTATCTTGATCGGTGTGCATCCAATCAAGTGGAGAGTAGCGCGGCGGACCGATGAGCCGCGCACGATGTCCTCGCTCGCCTGACATATCCGGTCGAGAGAGAGGACGCGACGATCCCGTCTGCAATGGCAAGCGATCGAACTCGGACTCCCGGTCGGCGAGGGCCACCGCAGGGAACGACTCCGAATGCGCCTCGCCGAAAGGCAAACGACAGCGACGGTCACGACGACGCAGCCGGTTAGCCGCCTCGCCCCCGAAAGGAAGGCGCGGGCACCGAGAGCCTTGAGGTTCCGGGCCACAGAGAGCAAGCCTCCAGTTCGACCAGTCGCCTGACGAGTACCCCAGCGCTCTACGTGCCAGAGAGAGGGTCAGCCCATGCCGAAAGTAGCCCCCATCAAGATCACCTACGCGGACGGTACGACCAGGATCGTGAAGCGACTGGACGGCAAGCTGAAACCCACCAAGCGCCGTCGCCGCAAAGGACGCCAGCCTCGCGAGCATGTGCCGAGAGACGTGTTGGCTGTCGCTGCTGCCTTGGACCGCGAGTGGGAGGAAGCGGCGCAGAACGGCCGTTAGCGGCCTCTGAGGCCTCATCCCTCCCTCACCCCTTGATACCCCTCCCGAACGGCGTCAGAGACCTCCTCTGTGCCTGTGAGGGCGTTGATCATGGCTGGGAGAGCCGTGGACATCAGCCACCGGGCCTCGTTGAGGTCCAGTCCGATGCCACGGCCGCCTTCTAGGACCTCGATGTACTCGCCGACCGTGGATACCGTCAGGCCGTCTCGCTCAAGCTGGGGCATCGGGACCCTCCCGTAGTAGCTCGGGGACACAGAGACGGCAAGGACGTATGCCGCGTCCTGCGAGCGTGTCCCAGTCGATGTTCTTGAAGCCCTGACGGTCTGCCCATACCCATCGCAGAGCATTGGAGCGCTCGGCGAAGCGGCAGTCGCTGGTGTGGATCACGTCGCCCTTCGCTGGCGGTCCGAGCCTGATTAGATAGGCGCTCATGGGGTCCGTCCTTCCCGTTCGCGGCGGTGCAGCACGTCGAGCCTTAGCTGCTCGTCAGCAACCACCTGACGCCGGTGCTCCTCGGCCTTCACCTGCTTCCAACGCCAGCTCACGTAGAGCGCTATGGCACCGGAGATGATGAGCGCGATAGGGCCGCCTCCGAGGGCTTGT